TAAGCCTCCTGATCAATCTTACGTTGCTCTGTAGCATCCTTTGCAATCTCCATAGGATCAGGTATACCATTCATATTAGCATCCTTATCCTCAGTACCGCGATATGCACTAATTTCAGCTACTGCAATCTTAGTCTGATTGTCAGCATCAATCTTATAACGCTCAAGATCCATCTTAGCCTCTTCAAGCATAAGCTCTTGTTGTTTAGCTTCATTCTACATCTGTTGCAGTTGTTGCTGTTGCTGAGCCTCAGCTTCTTGCTGCTGTTGCTGCATTTGCTCTTGACGAGTCTGCATATCCTTAAGCTTCTGCTTAAGTATATTGAAGTTGTCATTTGTAAGAATCTCAGCTGCTTCAAGTAAGCTTGCACCATTCTGCATAGCTGGTTGAATAAGTTGTTGTAACTTCTGTATATTTTCCATATCTTTAGAAGTATCGCTTACAAATACATCCATATCTTCATAATAGAACTTCTTAGCTATATCCAAGAATGCTCTTTCACCGTTATCAAATACATATGAAAGCTTTTGTTTGCCAGTACCTTCCCAAGCTCCTTTAGCAGTGTTAAGAAGCATAGTCATTACATGTCTCTTACACTGGTTGTGAACCCAGAATAAAGGCTCTGTAATATGAGACGACTGAGTTACAGATCTCTCAACATTACCAACAAGTTCTGATGTACTAATAGAACCTTCTCTCTATTGAGTAATACCAGATATGGTACCAGCTAATAGCTCTATCTTATCCATTAGCTATATGTACTCTGATATAACCTATGACATCGTTAGATCAAGGGAAGTAATCTGATTAAATGTAGCTGGCTTACCACCTTCACGACCAGGTACATTCCAACCCTCTTCATAAGGGTTGATAAAGTTAACACCTACAGAAGATAGATAATGCATCCATCTATCAGGTGTAATATTCATAGACTTAGGAATTTGGGTAATATCCATATTAATTACCTTTCCCTTATCTCTTGCTATTGCAAGCTCCAGCCGATACCACAGCACAATATACATATATTGTAATGGTTTTAGTATACTAACTAAAGACCTTGGCCTACTGTTTGTTGCGCTATAAACACAACCACAATAAGGGAGCTTTTGTGAATTTGGATTATCAATACTTACATGTTGGTACTCAAGTGGCTGTATTCCGAAATATAAATCAGAACCAGCTCTATATCCTTCCCACACCTCTATAATCCAATCTGGTTCTATAGAAACCTCAGTTCCTACAGGCTTGTATGTTTCGTCACATATCGTAACCTAAGGCTCTCCAGCTTCATCAAGAACTGTAACATAGAAGATCTTCTTAAATGATTTCCAACACACATGCCATACATTAATAGAATGTTTATTCTGAAATGATAAACCATCCTTATCGTATATATGCATTGTTATATGATTAAAATCATCAACTGGTCCTCTTTCTGGCATATCGCCAATAGGTGTTCCTGATAAGATTTCATTAAGTCTATTAAGATCTTTCTCATCCATCTTATCATTATATCTATCATATATCTCAGCTACTGGTAATCTCATTTTACGAACGCACCAAGAACCATCTTCTATAAATTCCAAGTCTGGACATTTGTCATAATCAAAGTCCATAGGGTTTACACGCTCTGCGTAAGGTTCTCCATTTTGGACACCTACGTAGTATACTTCAGTTCCACTAATCAAACCATCTTTCCAACCTTTTATAAACTCATTATGTAATGAAAGTCTTTCCTTAAGGTATTCAAGTGTATGATAAGCGGTATTCTCTACAACATCTTTGTACTCTTTATCCATATACTTAGCTATAGCTTCTGGTGGCATAATCTCACCACTCTATAACTATTGCTAAAACTATTGCTGTTCTTCTGGGCCCATCTTAGATTGTATAGCTGCCATCATGTACTACATAAGCATTTCTTTTTCCTTATCTTGTAGTTCTGATACAGCTTCTTGAGATGTGCGAACAACTCTAAAGTTTAATGGTCTTTTAGTCTCTTCACCTATAAGCAAATCAATCTTAGGTCTAATAATATTAAAGTCCTAAGGGGTAGCAGGAAAACCATCATCTACCTTAAATGGATTTGTTATACGCTTAAAGTCTTTCTCGTCAAAGATACTGTTATATAAGTTGTAATAGGTCTACATCTCGCCATGCTGCGTATCACGCCTACCGCCGCCAGAAGTAACATTGCCTTCACCTATTATATAATCCACACAGTCATGCTACCACTTTTCATCTTTCTTAGTTAGCGGGAGCTTCTGCTATGGAAATGCGGCACTATATAAATTATCTTTTACTCCTATCATTGTTAAAATGTATATACAGGTATATCGTCTTGCTGCTACTCATCATTCCACCAAGATTGGCCAAACAATGGCATTTCAAAGAGTTCAACCTATTTGTTTTCTTCTTTACTTTTAGCTACCTTTACCTAATAGAGTTCTTCTCTATACATCATAGTCATACATAATGCTATGACTCTATCTACGTTCTTTACACCATCATTCTCTATAAGTTCCTCTATTAAAGGTTCGCTATATATTCTTTCTATATTAGGATGTCCTGGCTCAAATTCATCCATAAGCCATTCAAGTATTAATCCTTCTCCATAAGCCCTAATAGACTTAGTCATATGACATCCTTTTCTTCTTTGTACTTTTGAATCTTTAAATACCTCAGAGATTATCTTATCTGGCTAATCTGCTAATAGATAATCACAATGTTTATTTGTGAAGTAAGGATAAATACCTTTACGTTCATTCTCAAATAACAATCTTGCATTATAAAAGATTAAAAGCTTTCGTACATTTTCATAGTACTCTTCAGCAGTATCAGGTCGTCCTGAATATTCTGCCACAATAACGTCGTTCCAAGCTTCTCCAGCTTTAACACGTTTAAATATAAATGTTGATCCTAAGGAGTTCGTAAAAGATTCATCGTGGTCATACGGGTCACATCCCCCTATATATAATCCAAATGGAGGATCTTTAATTGGATACTCCCATATCACAATAGAACCATGAGGTTTGTCATCTTTCTTCAAATGATATGTTGTTATATCACCAGACTTCTTCTCAGTAGCTTTAACCTATCCTTCTCCATCCCAAGCTAAGTCTACTACATGTTTCATATTTCGTAGCTTCTCGTTGGTTCTAATACGTGTTAATTGGTTCATTAACAACTATCTTGGAAAGATATTCTTACCGAGCTCCAATACAGCTTCCTAAGGCTTCAAAGGACGCTCTGATATAAATCTATCAATAGAAGTCTAAGATGCACCGCCATCTTTTACTTTGTTTCTTTGAGCAATAAGTTCTTCTATAGCTTTCTCTTTAAGACTGTTTCCATATTGATCCATAAACCTCTACTTACCATTCTCATCAGTAGATTCCATATTAGACCATGATGGAACAAAGAATCCACATTTAGTCTACTCTTGACCATCATCCCAAATGTTCGGAAAAGCCAAACAGTTGAATGCTTCTGGCTTATAGAATAAATTCTTAAGACCATCGAAAGCACCACCTTCAGTACCACCAGTACCGAAAGCAATCAAAAGACCAAAAGCTACACCATCGTCAGTTTCTACAGCAGGCTGTTCAACTCGCCATGCTGTTTCAAGATTAGGGAACTTACCACCCTCTTCAAATAGTACAAGTTTACCACGAGTACCACGAAGTCTTTCAGGATCATTCTTAAGTGTGATACCTGTTATGCTCGACAAGTAACCTTGCTCAGTCTATTTACCAAACTCGTCTGTAATCTTAAAACCAGCAACACGTTCCATACGTGTACTTGTAAGACGTTGTTTTGACCAAGCTGTATTCTTGTCTATAAAATCCATTATTTGCCAAGCTTTAGTAAGAAGACCATCACCAATCAAGAACTTCTATTCTGAAGCTACAGCAAAACTTTTAGATCCAGGTATTAACTCATAATTACGTACTAACATAGATGCTCCTTTAAATGAGTATCCGCGCTGTCTTGATTTAAGTACAACTAAATGCTTACCTTCAGTTTCAGCTTCTTCTATGGCGTTAAAGTAATAGTAGTCGTAATCCCAAAAGTTTGGAAACTCTAATATACGTTCACGTCTTGTACGTTTATTACCATATCTATCTGTATACTCAACCTCACTAAGTTTCATAATTGGGCTATAGTTAAGATAAAAGTAATTATATCCACTTATAGCGTCACCGTCAGGAGCAACATATCCATATAGACATCTATTAGTTTCTTCATCCCAGTACTTTATATAATCAGTAGTTCCTGGAGGAGCTAATGTATAAGCACCGTGCTCTTTAAAGAATATAGCTGCCTATCTAAATTTATCACTATTATAAATCTTCTTATTAAAGTCAACCATAATTATTTAACTGTTTCATATAGACCGATAACACCACCACCTTTAACCTTACCAGATTCAAGTTGTTCTGCCTTAGCTTGCTTCATAGCTATATCTAATGATTTAACTACTCCACTAACATCTTTAAGTATTCGTGTTATTTTAAGTGCCGTGTCTATATCCATACTACCTTCTGAATACTAATTCAGAGTTTCAATCAACCCCTCTGCTGCTGACTATGAAGATGAAAGCAGTCTGGTTCCAGGAGTCTGTTGAAACTCCTGAAACCTTTTTGCTAATATCATCATTTCGGCAGTAGGTTTATATTTATCATCATTGAACATATCTTTACCTACAACAGACTATCTTTCTTTCTCCGGATAAGCCTAGTATGGACTATTCCATTTATATAGCCAAATGATATATTCAATTTCTTTTAGCGCCTAAGATTTATCTTCAGCATTATTATAATACTCCTTAAACGGAGGTATTGCTAAATCCTAAGTGCTAAGCTTTATCTTACCACCTTGTATATCAAACATTATTAAATATTTTTAGCTAATATTTCACCAGCATGTATATTATCACTTGTAACACCAGTTACATATGGATCTAGGTTATCAAGATCATCTTTAGTAGTAGCTGTCCATACTTCAAGTGCACAATTCTTTAAAACAAGTGTATCTACTGCGTCAGCATCAGCAACTTTAAGATTGTTAATATTTGCATCTAAGAATAGATATGCTTTTGATGCTACCGCGTCATTATTATATTCATCTATCTTACTTAAAACAGTAGCCCATGCTGCATCAGAATTTTTAAGCTGTCCAAAATAAACAATACCGTATCTATAACTTTGATCTTCACGCGCCATACGTAGAAGTGTAAAAGGCACAGATGCTATAAATGTAGCATTGCCTCTTAATCCATATCTATTAACAATATCAAGTACTTTAACACCGTACCCCTTACCATTATATCTTGGATTTGTATCTAACGTGTTAGTATCCGCCATCTTACCTTGCTTTAATTCAATGTATGGATGCAAACCGCATTCTTTACATGTCTTGCAGAACTCTTCAAGTGTATCAGTCTTCTCATTATTAGGACCATGGAAAGCAAGTATTTCAGCAAGTGTATGTTCTTCATACTTGTAAGAACCTTGAGTTGTAGTAACTGTTCCGTTTGTCCAGCCAGTTGGTAAATATGGATCATGGCTAACAATAAACTTACCATCAGTTGTCATATACGTATCAGTCTCTACATATCTCCAACCTTCTTTTGCAGCAGCTCTAAATGCAGCTAAAGAATTAGCTCTTTCAAGTTTATGAAAACCTTGATGAGCTATACCACGCATAACCTTATCATCATTAGTATGATCTTTCTTAGCATCATTCTGAAGTGTAGGCTTAAACTCTGGATTAGATGTTCTTAACATTACCTTTCCAAAAGATGGCAAATTGTTTGTTTGAACACCAGGATTATCATTTTCAGTAGCTATTAATATTACATAATAACTATCTGTAGTGACTGTATACTTCTTACCAGCAGCATTCCAATCTGCCATACCAAATCTGTTATCAGATATCTTCCAGCCAATATACATTCTAAGGGTATCTGGAATAGTGATTACGTCACCTTGTTTTAAATTTGCTGTAAAATAAACACGTTTTACACCTTGGCTTACAGACCACATTGATAATGGCTTAATTGTAACATTACCATTAACAAATTCAGATGTTATATCTACATCCCAAGGGCCATTACTATTTAGAGATACTGCTGTTTCTATATCAGAGATAACTTGTTGTAAAGATTTAGAGCTATCTGAGTTTTTACCATCATAACCTCCTATGCTTAATATATATTTATCACCATTACGTTTAGTCTCTTCGGAGTTCATTCTATTGCCAGCCTGACCAATACCTATTGTATGAATAGTTGCTTTACTAACATCGTCGTTTTGTGTTGGCAAATTATACACACCTTCAGCGTGTTCTGCATAATTTGTTGCGATTGTTCTAAAACCTTCAGAGTGGGATAAAACACCTATGGACTAACTGCAGTTTTCAGAATGAGATGCAGTACCTATAGAGATGGCAAGTGGTACTGCATATTGCGTATTTGTTATGGATGTCTAACCTGGGAATTGAGCCTCAAGTGGAGAGCTTGTTTTTAAGATTAGTTTTGAACCGCTTTCTTCTATAGATGTAATTAAAACTATTTTTTGGTCATAATAATCATTATAATTATGAGTTGGATAATAACGAATTACGCAATTTTTTATGTTTTTAAGATATTGTATATCCAGCTTATCGTTATTATCAACAAAATTTACAATCTCATAAGTAGAATTACTACCAGTAAGAGATAGTACACATATCTACCATCCTCCTTCTACGTGTGAAGAATATCCAGTACCTGCTGTGAAGTTACCTTCAGCGTGAACTTTTCTATTAGTTGCCTAACAATATCCGCCTTCAACTAATGATTGATTAGCTGTAATTATTCCAAAATCTCCAAAGTTTGAACTATCATCCCCTTTAACATTATTATATGTACCACTAACAATGCAGCCATTGCCGTTAACTTTATGCCTTCCTCCAGAAACAAAATTATAATCACCGGACACTAAATTTTCAATACCAAAAGACCCAGAAGATCTACCATTTACAACAGTGTTTGCACCACATCCAAAAGAATTAAAACCGTTAACATTAGAAGATCCTAATGCTACGCAATTTTCTCCAACTGCACATCCTATAACAAATCTAAAAACTGTTCCGTTTTCTAGAACTGAATTCTCATTAATAGATTTATCAACTTCTATAGAAAATTTATTTACATCTAGTTTTTCAGATTTAACTATCTAACATAAATATTTAGATGAATCAACATCTTGTCCCAATGAATAAATACTCGTAAAACTTGGTATATATGTTACAACGTCACTTGGAGAAACTGTAACTGTGTACTTTTTAGATCCAGGCTGATACTAACCATTTATAGTAATTCTATACCATATTGATCCAGACGAAATTGATTGTTTTCCAATAGCTCTTGCACCTCTACCTATAGCTATAGCTGAAACGTTCTCAGCTCTAGAATTAATACCAAGTGCTATAGCTCCATTTTGTGTAGCTACATTGTTGGTAGCGCTCATTATTAATGAATTAATAGCAGATCCACTATTTATAGGGGATGATGTCTACTATCCATTATTGTTACCTCCATTAGAAGAAGGTGTTAAACTAGACACTGCATTAGCATCTAGCACATAACCTTTTGGGTATCCATGGTCTTCACTACCAATAATAACGTTAAGATTTTCTGGATATATTAAACCGCCGCCTGTGAGTGCGGAATTAACTAATTTTGCTGTATTCATATTATTATATTAATTTAATCCCGCATCCATTATACGGTTTTATAATTATTTGTTATATTATTATTAATCAATGTCTTAGGATTCTCATGTACTACACAAGCATTACTATATCCTGCGAACACATTGCTAAATCTCTGATTACGAGAATACTGTGATGCGCTTGTGTATCTATTAGATGGGAATACTGATATGAATTTAAAGTATCCCTAATTAGAATAATTTACATAATTCTAAACAAACGCACTATTTATATCTGTTAAGTTTGTAAACTTCTGGAATACAGAGTTAAATACTACTGGATTAGTAGATGTACTTTCTGGAGCTTTAACCATAGCAAATACTCTACTAATATTACCAAGTGTATTATTTGATATATAATCAAATGCTGTAAATATCTGATTTGGATATACAGATGTATATGCAAATGTGCTATTCAATGATGTTATATTAGGAGCGTATTCAAAGAAGTGTGGTGGAATTACATATATATCACTACTACTGCTACTCTTTGAAACTCTCGTTAAGCTTGAACATGCGTTAAACATATTTGATAAGTCTTTCTTAAAGTTCTTAAATGGAAGTAATAATATATCTGGTATTCTACCTCTAAGTCCAGTTTCATTGTAATGTGGCCATTGTGGTCCACAGTTGTTAAATATGCTTGTAATGTTACAATCACCGTTACAATATCTAAACAAGTCTGGAGCACAACAGAAGTTTAAGCTGCCATTAACAACATTTCCACCTTGTCCTATAGATACTAATATTGTGTTAGTATCGTGTTCATAATCACCATCATGTTTACCAGCTTTAGTAGTCACACCATCGTAAGCCCACATTATAGTTTCATCGATGTTATCATATCTTGTATTTACAGAAATAGCCACTCCATTATATACAAACTTAAATGGATTATAGTTTTCGTTATGTATTGATTCTGGATCATTGTTTACATATGGCTCTATTCTACTATTAGCAAATGCATTATGCAAACTTAGAATTGATGTATTTGGAGCTTCAGTAGATACAACTTGTTTAGAATATAAAACACCTTCTGGATTAGTTACTTCTTCCCAATTACCAGCATTCTTACTAAACCATTTAACAACATTATTGGTATTCTCCATCTTAACTTCACTACCATCTTCTCTTACTATATTATATACAATAACCTTTACGTTATCTCTATACTTAGTATCGGTTGTTAATGTTCCATCTTGTATACCATAGTAAGTATTACTTATAGTCCTACTACCATGGTAGAATAATTTGTATGGAATATAACTCTAATTACTTTCAGAGTATGATGAGTTTGAGAATATACCATTAGCATATTGTAGATTAGGACAATTAGCAAATCCATTAGATGTTAGCTTATACGTAAACTTAACATCTCTAAACAATCCTGTAACATTATTAAGTTTTGTGTTGTTTAAGAATAATGAACCAGGAAGTTCTACATGGTTACCATTTATCTAATTAGGCATTGTTGTATACGCAAAGAATCCACAACAATTCTAAAGTTTAGGACAATTCTTAAATATATCATATTGGAATTGACCACTAACAACCTTAGTACAACCAGAACCAAATGTAGTCTAACTATAATTGTTATCTATACAATCTATTGATGTTAGATTTACGAATCCTTTAAAAGAGTCGTTGTTTATGTTAAACACAACACCACCATTTAGTTTTTCATTAGATAAGAATCCGTTTATTCTTGTAACATATTGTGGATTCTTAAATATCTTTGTAAAATCAATAGTTCCATGACCGTATTTAGATGTAAATGATACAGCTACTTCAGATACATTAGTTGTTATATTTATTGTATCATAATCTATATAATTAGCGTTTACAAATCTAGTTATATAGTTAAGGTTTGGTAAATTCTTAAAGAAGTCTTTAAGATTACCATATAAAGATGCATTAGTCTTAAATGATTCGTCAAGGTTTTCTTTTGTAGCCGTATTGAATACATCAGATGTATTAAGTGTGTTTGTATTACTTACAATTACATTATTTGTAGTGCTTAATAAATATTCAACATTACTTATCTTATAATCCTTAGAACTATGTCTAAATAAGAATCTATCAAATACTCCAGTTGTTGGTCCAGTCCAAATATCACTTACATCAACAAGTGAATCTATCAATGGGCTAAACAAACCATCATCTACAGTAACGTCATCTCCCACAAAGTGTGGAGAATATAATACCGCACTGTTACCCCAACATCCAGTAAACGTATCATGCAAAGATGTAACACCCTTAGCTAATTTAAACATATATCTGTTAGGAGAGTTATCAGCCTAACTTGTTTTTTGGAACTTAGCATTCTGTACAAAATAGAACATTGCGTTAAGATTCTTAAGAGATCCTAAATTCTATAATGTATAATATATATCAAATAGAGTACATGATGTTCCATTATACATTGAATTTGCGTTATCTATATCCTAGAATGTAATGTTGGTCTATTTGTTTAATAAACTTATAGGCATTACAAAATTATCATCTGGTATAGGATTACCAGTTAAGATTTCACTAGGTAATTTAACAACATGAGTATTATCAGCTATTGCCTATACATTCTTACCATAAAAATTAATAGTACTAGTTGTTCCATGTATAGAGAACTTAGGTAATCCGCTAAAACACATATTACATTTAACAACTATATTACCATATACTCTTAATAGGTTAATACATTTCTAAAATGTATTTGTTATATATGCAGGTTTTGCTTGATCTGTAGAAAATTGTATTTCACTAACCCTAGGATTGTACTATATGTTAAATTCCTATATACTAGAGAATGCTGATAAATCTAAAAGTTGACCATTGTTAAAATTGCTAATCTATGTATTATTAAGATACAATTTTAATACATTCTACTAATTACAATTAGTTATATTAGCTGTAGTTAGATTATTATTACCAGATAAGTTTATATTTGTTAAACTATTTAAGTCTGATAGCGTTACGAAATTATCTTCTCTACCACCAATCAACTATGTGTTATTTGTAATCTTTACATCTGATAGATTATGGCAGTTCTCAATATCTACTATTTCAAGATTTAAGTTACTGTCAACTATAAGTCTCTACAAGTTTTCACAGTGTGTAATCTTTACACTTCTAAGGTTTGCATATCCAGTAAGATTCAACTCTTTAATAGTATTACAATCTTCTATATATACAGAGCTTAAGTTATTACAACCAGAAAGATCTACATCTGGAAGATACTGTTGATGTATAAGTCTTAAATCCATAATATTACTATTTGTAATATTAAGACTCTACAAAGGTACATTTGTTGGTATGAATATATTAGTAATACAATTACTACCAGAAATATCAATATCAGTTAATTTTGTAAATTTAGTTCTGGCGTTAGTAGTTCCAGGATTCTACTCTATATCCAAGTAGAATGAATCTCCACTAACAGCACATGCTGTATTTGCAAAGTTTATAGTTCTAACCTCAGATACACTTGCTTGTCTAAATACATCAAGACTAAACTGTCCGCTGAAGTACTTATTGTTATGCATATCTATAGTATGTATAGCTGGCAAGCCAAGAGGATCAATATTTAATTCATTTATAGACTTAGCAATAGAACTAATCTTCATATTGTATAATGGAATAAATTTATCTCCAAGCTCTATAATTGAATTAGAGTTATTAATAGTCCAAGTGTAAGGACCACCTTGCTACATATTACCAACATTAACATAAGTCTTTGTATTGTTTGGTAGGAAGTAGAACGCCTGAACAGTATCACCAACAGCTATTCTTGATATAACTGGACAGTTAGATGTTACTGGCAAAGCATCAACCTAAGTACCAGCAACAGTGGCATTAACTGTAACGTCAGTGTTATTCTTAAATGTCATAGCCGCCTATCTCTTAGACATATCTCTCCATCTGAACAAACTATCTAAGAATACAACGTGCTTCTTAAGCCATGTTCTATTATGAGCTACCTTACGACCATGAAGCTTTACAATATCCTTAGCATTTGTAATGATATTACTTGTAAACTGAAGCATATACTTAAGCTTGTAGTCATAGTTAAATATAAGAGATCCGCAAAGCTCTGTTTGTTTTACAAAGTACTTATCTGTAAAGTAATTCATAAATGTGTCATAGCCATTAGCATTTGCAAGTGCTTCAGTAAAGCTTCTAAACTCATACCAATACTGTGCATATATAGAGTTTACTGTATCTTGGCCATCTCTCCACTTTGCTTTTGTAAATGGAGTATCAAGAGAAAGCCACAGTTTATTAGTATTTGCAGATACTGTAGTTTTAGACAAACCTTTATCGTGGTTAAATGTTTCAGCAACATACTACATACCTTGTGTAGCATTCTCAGACGTAGCTTGATTAGTTATGTACTTAATCCATACATCTGGATCAATCTTAAGCTCACCTTGATTATCACTACCATTAGCAGTATCCAAGTCATAGAAGTCAACGTAGAATATAGAACCATCCCATGTTCTATACGTAGAGTTTTTACCAAAGTTATCTACAAGTCCGAAGTAGTTACATATAATAAAGTATTTAAAAGCACTATCTACGCTAAATCCCATATTATCACTAATACTATTAGGATCAACTATAATCTATTGCTTTCTATTTAGTTTACTATAATTACCACTCTAGTCTACTGTATATTGATCATAAGAACCAGAGATCATAGGGATTGTATTAGATCCATTAACATCACTTGAATAACAACCCTCAATAGGAAGCTTCATGATGTTTGACACAAACTCTTTAAAGCCTGGGTAATCAGAAGTTCTCTTTCCACTTGGAAATCTAACTTCATATTTCTGATTTAGAATATTATCATCATTCTACCAGAAGTCACCCTTACTTGTATCAAGATCTTCTGGAAGACTATTTGTTATTCTTTCAAATCCTACAAGGGAGTTAGTATCATTAATCTCAATCCAAGCAGATTTATCTTGATCAAACGTTTCATCTACCTCTACATTGTCAGCATAGAATGGGAATGTTGTAACCTGAACAGGATTGTGGTCTGTAGCATTCTTTATTGACTTAACCTACTTAAAACCTAAGTTTCTATGAGCGTCACGACCAATATTGAATGAGTATACACCTAACGGCGTAACAGATAATGTGTTCTGAGCGTCTGTATAGAACTTTATAATAACAAACACAGGGAAACCTTCTACAGTATGTTTTAGTGTAGCAGTTGGCTATTGTGTCTTAACATAAGGAGAATCGTACACGTTCTTCAAAGCTGCAGGATCAAATGGGAAGTAAGGATTATCCTTCTTACCAAGTTCAGTATTTATAAATGAACCAATAGCAGCATTATTAGCATGAGAACTATCTACAATATCAGCTTTAAGTGTATATGTCTGTTCTGGTATCCACGTTGACTTAGGTGTAAATATAGTACCAGTTGGTAATGTTATATTCAAGTTCTTTACTGAGTCTTTAAGAGTAGATGTACCCTGTAGACTTATAGTAGCATTCTTAATAGTCTTTACAGAATTATCAGTATTAGAACCATCGTTGCTAATACCAATTGGATCCCAGTACTGAACAACCTTATTCTCTGTTTCTGGTAATGTTACAGAAGATGATGACTGTTGTTTAACAAATGAGTTGAATGACCATGATGAATCATTACTAACATCTATAAGCATAATTGGAACACCAATTTCTTTTGCATTCTCAGTAAGCTTATTTACATCAAGTCTATTGTTAGAATCAAGCAAGAAGTCTATAGTATATTGCTGTGCATCTTGATTATATAACAAAGACTTAATGTTACCATCAGCGTCTCTTGAACAAAAATTCTTCTTCAACTCTGCATCAATTCTACCATAATTAGGAGCACTGTTAACATAGTTTGTAGCTATAATGTTATTTATATGCTAACACATTATATCAAACTCATTAAGAGCTTCTGTGTAAATTCTAATACTATATATATTAGTATCACACTTGTTTATTAAATACTCCTTACCACCTTTGATGTATCTTCTACAACCAACATATATATTATCACCCATCTTTATTCTGGTTGATAATTTACGTACAGCTGATACTACACCATCAAGATATACCTTAACAATATATTCTATATTACCATCAACTAACTATGAGTAACAAACTATAGCAATATCATTATCAATATTATCTTCAAGCTCAAGTACTCTTTGGTTATCAATATACAAACCATGTACGTCTATTGATATACCGTTTGTAATATCACCTAAGTTATTATCAGCTACAGAAACATCACCTGAGAACAATATCGTTCTATTATCATCTGGGTGATAATCTGCATGATAATGTAAACATATAGTATATACATCTCCCAAAGATGATAGTAAGTCGTCAAACTTATAATCAGAGTTATCAAGCTTAAACTTGTTGATAATACCAGTAGCTCCATTACTTACTCTATAATAGAACTCTCCAGTATCTTTAACGCTAATAGTAGATCTAACATTTTGCTTAACTGTTGACATATTAGACTTAGCTACTTTTGATTTAAGCTTATATAAAGAGTTACTGTATGGAAATTCATATGTGCCTTGGTTAAAGTTTCTGGCAGTCATATCAAAGATACAGTTGTTATACATGTTAAATGTATCATTGATATAGTTAACCTTTGACTTAATAAACTTTACATAGTATATAGCTTCTGCTGTTTTATCACCAGCTTTAACCACTACTCTAACCTTAGACACTTTATCCTTTACTGCAAAATCTTTATTTGATACAGATATATAGTCTTTAACTGTTTGTGCAAATATACCTGGCTGATTAGATCTAACTTGAGTGTCATCAATAAATACATCATAATTAAATGACGTCAACTATGATACGTATGGGGTAAACTCAAGATATAAACTACCATCCATATTAACATCTACTGGATTATTCTAATCCTTACTCATAACATTAGTTGAAATCATAATGTTATTTGATACAAGGGTTAATGAAGATTTGATAGTTTTAGTTATATTCTAATCTTGTTTGTTTGTAAGTGTTTGTGTAACTGTATATACATCAATCCATTTTGTGTCTTCTGTAAACAAATCTGATAACTCTATAGAGTTTGTCTACTAATTAGTAGAAGCTACACTTAGATCGTAAGACTTCTAAATTGTATTACTAGAACCTTGTACTCTTAAGTCTAATGTATATTGACCAATAGTACCAACACTATATTGAAGTTTAATAAATGATGTATTTAGCGTTGTTAATGAGGCAGCAACGTCTTCACATTTTAGTACAATATTATTATCAATAACAGAACCACTCCATTGACCTTGTCCATACACACCGTTACTATCATCATTATAAGATGCTGAAACTACAAGTCTACCAGTGTGATTATTAAGTGATCTGGCTATATTTGTATAAGGTATAAAGAATACACTATTAGAAGCATTTACTGATGTAGCATACACCTTAGTACTACCAACATAAGCTGATATTTCCCAAGGTTTATTATACTTAACAGATATACCTTCTATGTTAACCTGCAAGCCATCCTCTCCCATATTGATGGTTGAATTTGATTCTTTATTGTTAACCTTAATAGTTACTGATAATTCTTCGCCTGATGGTACTGTACCTCCACCACCACCAGAGCCGCCTCCACCATGAAGTGCAAGCCATGATATATTACCTTGTGCTACAGAAAGATCATCCTTTAATCTTTCAATAGCGGTATCTACCGAGATTACCGACTCGTTAGCTTTCAACATCTTTGGGTTAGATAGAGATACACCTTTGGCATCACTACTCATCAAGATCTCCCATTTGCTACGGTCGGTATTAAATTTCTTTAAGTTATTCATTATTAAAAGATTAAAGAGTTATTGTATATGTTTCTGTACTTGTTATATTGTATGCTTGCTTATCTGCTTCAGATGTAGGCTCACAAGTCATACTAACAGTAGTTAGATTAGGGATCTATTTATTTGGATCCCACTTAGCAGTGTTCTTATCTTCATTAACATCCCACACACCATGTATCTATTTAGCCTCAACAACTACAGAGTTGTTTGTAACCTTATACTTTATATACATAGGATAATGCTGCTTTCTATTCTCGTTAGGAGTAGTAGCATTAGATGCTGCCTTAAAGTAAGACATAAGCCAAGGTATTAAATATTCATCTCCAGAAGGCTGTTCTTTATTAGAAACAAGCTTATATCCAGTAGCCTAAGACATAACGTATGTAGGAGCTGTAATTGTATCTACAAGCTCATATCTTGCATAGTTGTTAGATGGGTCAATATCCTATTGTCTTGTAACCTGAATTACTGGACGTCTTGATAAAGTATCATCAACATCTCCCATTATATCTACAGCAGGATTAACTTTATTCTCAGACGTAATATAATTCTCTGGTGCATCATATATAGGCTTACTTAATGTATAAGTATGCTTATGCCCACCAAATACCATCTTTATTCCATGCTTCTTAAATAGTCTTGAGAATCTATATTTACCAGCTGTATTATGCGTATTAAGATGAGAACCTTCTCTACCAGCACTACCTTTCATAAACTACCAAGTAACCATTGTGAATGGCATCTCGTGCATATATACGAATGGCTTCTTAACAAGCTTACCTGAATTCATAAGTGATTCAAACCAAGTCTCTATACTCTGGTTAGCAGCTTGTGCAAACGACGCATCTGCTATACCATTATTATATGTCTTACTTGAAGCTTCTGCTGTTTCTGAATTTAAACATACAAAACTAAAGTCTCCATACGTATAATAGTATAAAGAGTATAAAGGATATGTACCTCCATTCCAAGTAAAGTTATAATCAAAGTCTGGATCAAGTTCAAATGTAAAGTATCTTAATACATTGATATGATTGAACTTAGAGGTAGCGTCTTCTCCATCTGTAAGAATAGTTGGCTGTTCACTACATAGGTCATTATTACCTATGGTAAACATCTCTGTCTTATTTGAAATAAACGTATCAAGAGCTTCATAGTAATCAATCCACTCATTCTCTCTATTACCACTCTGTGCAATATCTCCAGTATTAACTAAGAAGTCAAAGTTCTCTTCAGCCATTATACCAGCAGATCTAAACCAAGGTCTATAATCTAACCAGCTGAATCCCTATTGATCAGTTTCCTGTATAAAAGTAAATCCATTAGCAGCAACATCTGAATTACTTGCTACCTTTGTTTTATAGATCTTACTCTTATATGATTCATCAGTAAATCTACATACTTGATATTCATACTCTCCAGCTTCAAATGTATTGCTTAAAACAACCTTATGAGTTGTTACCCACATACCACTTGGAGTTCTCCATCTAAGCCTCTTATAATGATCTATAAACTTATTTATAGCTGCAGTGTTATTCTTGTCACCTTGTGTTATAGATCTAACTACAGTCCATTCAGTTTGACCAACTTTCCTATATCTAAGATACTCGTCATAATTACCAACTGACACCCAATTAAAACATCTTGATGCTTTATTAGTATCTCCAGCTGTAGCATGTATACCAAATGTACATCTAACACAATTAGGTTTAAATGGATCAAACGATGTCTTATTCGTAAAGAAGTTCTTGCCTTCCCATGAAGCTTTTGGAGTAAACTTCTATTTAAGACTATCTGGATAGTAATACATTGGAACATTACCAGCAAACTATGTCTATGTATTCATATTTATATATGTCCATAAAGACTTAGTCTTTCTTGCACCATAAGCCTTATTGCCCTGTTTAGAAGGCTCAAGCATAAACCATCTTACGTATACACAATCTTTAGCATTATCTGTACTGTTAACCTGGAATGTAGCGTCACCCTCATATACAGAACCTGAACCAAATCCACAGCTATCAATATATCCTTGATATGTGAAGTTCTTATTCCACGGAGACTTCAACTCTCCTTTATCAAGAGGATTGCCTTGCTGATCATATACCCAGTTGTTATCAATATCGCCAACACATAAATAGAAGCTTGAAGCGTCTTGACTAAACCCAATTGGATTATCTCCATCCATCCATATCTGATCGTATGTATTAACATCTATGAACGAACTCTTAGTTGTGTTACATCTCTGCCCACGTATCAAATATGTAGAACCAGCTTTTATAATACCATCAAGCTTAAGTGTCTTCCACTTAAAACCATTGTGACCATTGCCATATAGAGTTCCATCTGTATATAACAACATTAAACCATTTAGATTAATATCGCTATTTGAACCATTTGCAAGCTCTATAAAGTTATGACTACATATCTGATTATCATTGTTTACACCTCCACAGTATACTTCATTTATACATAACAAATGATCAACATATACTTTCCATGCTGGATCAACATTACCAACCTTTGTAACCTGAATACTCTTCTTTCTTACTGTTATCTTACCACTCTAATCTACTTGTACATTATAAGCAGAATCACCATCAGTAAATGTAAGATGATCAAGATGTGTAGCGTATAAATCATCTACAGATATACCGCCACCAGATCCTCCAGAAGACTGTTCGCTTCCTACTACATTAAACTTACCGTCTTTATATAGAACAACTTTCTTTCTATCTGTATAGTAAAGAAGCTCACCATCTATAAGATTCTACCTATTCTTACTAAAGTTAACAGCTGTATCCATCTTTATAGATATATGGTTAACTGTAGGTTCTACACCAGTTGTATTTGGCTATGTAGGATCTGTATTAACAGCATGCTCTTCTGTTATCTCTGTAGGTCTAATAGGATCTGCTGTACGCATAATCATCTACCTTGCGCTGGAGTTAGAATCTCCAGCTACAATGCCATTAAGAACCATCTTATTTATAGTACCCATATTTGAGTATATATCCCTAATAGCCTCTTTAATCTTTAATAGCTCATCTGAATTGGAGCTATCTAAATGAACACCATCACTGGTGTCTAGCCACAGTACATCCTTAGTACTTGGCTCAACTTCGCCAACATATAAAACATTACTTATATTAAAGTTGTTTATAATGTTGCGTAATTCTTTTATAGAAGTGGAATTATGTTCTATGCCCGTAGTATTAGCTTCTATAAGTCTACGAGCATCATTTATAATATTATCTTTGCCATCTATGTAGTTCTTAAGCTTATCTATCTATGCTTTAAGATCAACATAATCTATTGAAGGTGGGTTGCTACCACCGCCACTATGACCATCAGAACTAAATCCACCTTTCAACAATATCTTCCTAATGGAATTAGCGTCTAATATATCTCCTTCTTCAAATACTTGTCTTGTGATACTATCACTATCACTAAACATAATAACTCTTGGAGTCTTAGGATTAAACACATTTTCCACAAGTCTGGAACCAAAAAGTTTAGATTTCTTCATGTGCTATAATTTATATAATTATACAAACAAGGAAAGGGAACTACACATTATTGTGTAATCCCCTTACCGTCGGAATATTGCCAGTACCACTTATGACGCCATTCCGCATAGCCTTGTCACGCGTTACTCAGCTATCTCAGATCCGCTTACGGAATCCGCCGCTACCATCGTAGCATCTGTAGTAGTATTCTCAACGTCTTGAGTCTTCTCTGCAACTGCATCAGGCGCGCTCAATTTCTCATCGCTGGAACCATAACCACCTTCACCACGTTCTGTCTCACTAAGCTCTGCTACCTCTGTAATTGTAACTTCTGGAATAGGCATGATAATCAACTGGGCAAATCTCTCGCCAACCTTATATACAGCTGGAGCAGCGTCAGTTGTAACATGCATCTTAGCAGTAATCTCACCACGATAACTAGAGTCGATTACACCTACAGCATTAGTCAAAAACATAGACTTCTTAGAAATAGAAGAACGAGGGAACAATAAACCAACATGGCCTTCTGGAATTTCTACAGCCAGACCGCAATGGTATACAACAACAGTTTGACCACAATCATTTGGCTCAAGTGTAATATCTGTTGCTGTCAAGTCAAGTCCTGCGTCACCTTTGTGTGCGCGTATAGGCAATACAGCCTTTTCATCTAATCTTTTAATTTTTAGTTCCATTCGTATTAATTTAATTAATAAATATATTTAGTCACCCCACTAGGATTCGAACCCAGACTAAGGAGGTTTGTTAAACCGACTGTTGCATCCAACCCGAAGGTCAGTCTTCTCGTTCAGTCTGTCACGCTGCATTTAGCTTGCGCCTCGTCAACATTGTTTTCCGAGATATTTAGAGAAGATTCTAATTGTGGATTATTTATTATCCCACAACCATCCAACACAACCCAATAACTATTTAACCAAAAGTTGTCTTTATTTCGCATTATTGTACGAGTGCATGTTTTTATACGTTTTGTGGTAACTTCGTTATTTGCAATTAAATCTTTTGCAGTTTCAACTAAGCTGCCATATCGCTTTATTTCATTATTATTAGCATCATAACGTATAACATACTTTTGATTCGAGTGCTTTTGACCAGACTCGTTTACTATTTTCGTTACAACACATCTACGTATTCCTAACAAAGTAGATGTCTTTTTAACGCTTTTACAATCTTTGTAAGTAGATTCTACAAGTGTTCGTAATTCTTCTGTAATAGTATATTCTGATTCGTTACGTTGTTGATTTCTACTTCCATATGTAGTAGTTTGACTATGACAATTTGGGCAAAGAAATCTGAGGTTTTCTAATCTATTATCGTTATTTATACCATTAATGTGATCCAACTCTAAGCTAAGTGTTTTATTATTCCATTCAACAGTTCCGCATATTGCACATTTGTATTGAATTAAATTATTAGCTAATATATATCTGCGTAATACAGATCTTTGATGTTTTGAGTTTTCTTTTAATAGTTTTTCAGGATCTACTTTATTAATATTTGTTTTCAAAATAGATTTTCCTTTAAAATCAGACGAAGTTAGATGTAATTCATCCATTCGTCTACGTACTTGTGAAAATCCCCAAGAGTTTCCTTTTATACTATATCCCAATTTAAATAAAACTTCTGAGATATTGCAGCTTTCTTTTATTAAAGAAATAAACTGTTCGTCCGTTTCTTTATAGATTTTGTTTGTCATGTCAATTATTAGTTATTGAATTTCTAAGAGCTCCCTGTGCTAAAACCATTACACCATAGGGCAATAATGTGCGGATTTTAAAGATGCCGCACCATCTTAAATAAAATGATAAAAATTTATTTTTCTGTTAGAAATCTTATTGATTAATTCATTTACTTTGATGTAAATGTAATACAGATAATTAATTTAAAATCAATTTTAACAATTTAAAATTATGAAAATCGTAGTTACGGAGGCAGGATTCGAACCTGCGATCTTTAGGTTATGAGCCTAACGAGTTTCCTCTTCTCCACTCCGCGATGTTAGCTCTTTGATAGAGCTTATGAAAATATCATTTCTTATAGTCAATCCATCTTTACAGCGTGGATAATCTGTTGTATTTATTAAGCTGCTTCGCTTATGCTATCACAAGAGCAATCGCAAGTATTATTTGAACGTGCTTTTTTCCTCTCTTCTCTTTCCTTTAGATCATCTTCGATGAAGTTTGCTAATTCTTCAGACTTTACGCCAACAACTGTACGTTTACCGTGAATATAAAGAATAAAAACAACATCGCCCTTTTTGACTTCATAAGACTCATCTGAATCAGATTCCGTTATAATCATATCGTCATCTGCAACGAATGCACCGTGAAGACCAATCCAAACACTTTCAATTTTATTAACAGATAAATTATCTTCGTTATTTTTTACTTTATAAAAAGTATCACCTAAAGCTATAACCTTGTTCATAATTACTTATTCTTACGTGTTACCCAATTCCACAATCTCTTAATAAGAGAAGCCTTCTTAATTACAACCTGACCGTTCTTAACCTTAAGAGACTCACCTTCCTTAAGTTCAACTGCACTAACCTTTGTAATGTTACAATCACCATTTGAGAAGTTAAGTGCTGTACCAGTGCTAAAAGCTTCATTCAAGAAGTTGTTAATAGCATCATTCTCTACAATGTCACAATATTGTGCAAATATGTGCTTGTCAATTGGTGCGCCATTGTTAATGTTACCTTCTACTGTACAGATAACAACATCATCGTATGTCTCACACTTTGAGAGGTCGATGTTAAACTTTGCGTAATCTTTCTTTGTGTACTTCATTTTGTAGTATATTCTTTTTGTTTATTATCCTTATATCTTCTTTTAAGCTTAAACTTAAATAGCTTGTTAAAAAGTATATCGCTTGTATCTTCTGACTTCATTATTTGTTCAGTCTATTTGAACACATGTTGACAAACTTTCTTTACAATATCAAAGTCATATCCTGTTTCTTTAGATATTTCTCTGGAGATAGAATCTATATCTATCATTTACAAACGGCTACTATATCGTAGTAATGAACTAATTTACTGTCTTTAAGTAAATCAAAGTACTCACCTCTCATGTTTCTAACAAGAACAACATCGCCAACATTTATCTCGTATGGCATATTCTCTTTATGTTCAAAAGAAAGCGGAGTCTTAATTACTACAGCTTTACGAAAATCGGATTCTACTTCTTTTACCTCAGTCTCAACCTTATCAAAGTCTACAGCTTCTACGCCGTTATCATCTTTCTTTGCAGGCTTTACATCGACTGGTTTACTAAACTCTTTCTTTACCTTAATCGGGTCCAACAGCTTAACTAAGAATGCGTCTGTGAAACTATACTCAATCTTATTAGCAATGCTTTCAGCAAGCTGTGACTGATCCATCAATTTGTTATCTTCCATTACTTCTTTAACTCTCTAAGGTGGCTTAAAGCCTTAATCAAATTCTTTAAAACTGTGCCTTTCTCAACCTTCAAACAAGCTGGCTTATCGTCAAAGTCACGATCAAGATTATCAAGCTCCTCATTGTAACGATTGAGCATAATATCAATCTCGTCAAATACGTTTCTAAATGTATCGTTCTTCTTATAGTCAACTTCCTCAAGATAACCATTCTTAATCAACTCTTGTGCGTATACAGAATCAATCTTGAATGTAGCACTAAATGAAAACTTAGAATCGCCAGACTCTGTCTTATCGACAGAACTATCACTGTCTGTAAATACGTAAGACTTACCATCTTCTGTTAGAGTCAACTTATCTCCAATCTCGAGATTAAAGAATGGCTCGATTACTTTTAATTCTTTCATCATAGTCGTATATTTTTGTGAAATTCGATTGCGTAACGTAAGAGTAGCTTAATTTGGTTGCAAAATTGAAATATTTTTGTAATTTGCAACTTTTGGGTGTATATATATCGTTATGGGGGATATAGGGGGTAGGGTGGGGTGAGATATATAATATAAACTATATACAAACTATGAAGAATATAGATATATACGAAACAATATACGAAGTAGACATAGCAGTATGTAACAAGAAATGTACTAATAAAGATATAATAAATAACTTCTTAACATCTGATGATAAAGAAATAACAGAAGAATTTTTATCTGTAAAACCTACTACAAACGCATATACTTTTAGAGCTATAAACAAACATAATAGACATGCTACGTTTGTAGTAAGAATATTAAAGACATTTGGTAATACTAAATTAGAAAAAGATACTGATCTAATAAATACTATAGCTCATGAAGCTATGCATATAGTGTTAGATACATTTGATAAGATGGGAGAGATAGTTAGTGTACATATACAAGAACCTTATGCTTACTACATTGGATGGATATGTGAATGTATATATAAATCATACAAAAAATGAATACTATAGAACTAAATGCAATACTATACTACGCTGATTATTTATCACTTAGAACAATAAGTAAACCAGTTACAGACAATTGTAAGTATTACTTCATTCATAATACTCCTATAAACTCTGCATATATAGTAGATCTTATCCCATTTTACAATGAAGATAATCTATTCTACAAACAAGCTAAAGAAGAGTATAATGAGCTTAAGAATAAGTTTGGAGAAGCTGGAGTAATGTCATTCTTAGAGAATATATCAGATCTAAAAGCTTGTGGTACTGTAGGAGCTAAGCAAATGCTTAAATGCATACATAGATATAGTACAACAATAGACAGAAAGAAAGCTTTCTCTAGATATTATAGATGGCTTGATAAGTAGAAATACATACAATTTGTAGAAGACGAAAATGGCGAACAAATAGAACAAGAATGTTCAAGGTACGTAGCTCACTCTGAAAGAATGCGCGGAAAACAAATCATTTATCAGAGCCCTGAGATGGCTTGAAAAAGAACAAAGATATAGACTTAAAAATGGATTGTACAACAAAGAAGTTGACATTTAATTTATCTTAAGAACAATGGGGAAAATAAGTAAATATAGTAATCTATACAAAGATAATACTTTGATAAGATCTGTAAACAGCAAGGGTATTTTAGAAAAGTATACACTAAAAGAAGTACAAGATTTAGTAGATAAGCTTGGTACTGAGAAAGATGAGAATGGTCGTATAAAAGATCAAGAAGGATTTAATAATGCATCATATATACTTATGCAGATGTACAATGATCCTAAGTATAACGATGAAAAGGAAAACTTTATAAAAGAATTAAATGACAGATTACGAGTTAACAAAGAAGAAGTTGGAAGATCTCTTGAAGAGTTGGACAAAGGAATTCAACGAGATAAAACCGCAGAAGTCAGTACTACTGCTGAATCAACAGGATTACAAGTATCTGATGAATCTAGGACTGATAAAGAATGGGAAGATAGTGACAGCTACGTTAAATCCGATCTCAGCGGACAAGAAACTGCCATGTATAAGAAATGTATCGAAGACGAGAAGGAGTTTTCTAAATTTGTGAAATTAAAGTCGTACGATGTAAACAACAATAAAGAAGAGTACGTAGAATATAAGGAGAATTAACTATGCCAAAGAAAGAAGTATAGAACTATTATTTAAAGTTCACAGACTACGTATAGGTAATATACGGAGCATATAAAAAACCTGAAGAAGACTGGGTTCCTTGTACAGACGAAGAAGCACAATAGATTGTTAAACTAAACGCTTAGGTGTACATGATATATAAACAAGCATATGAAGCTAATAGAAAACAAAATAGAAAAGCTAGAGCAAAAGCATGATCTGCTCGGTATCTACGAACAAATAGAAATAGCTGGCCGTACTGCATATAAATCCTTAGATAAGATAGAGTATGATGAGAATGGAAGGTCTAAGACAGCTAAAGAGTTTGTTGAAAGAATGATAAGTATGAACCATGGTTCCACTTTGGAACATGGGACTGTGTATCTTAAAGTGCCAATTAATATAGATGTAGTTGGAAATTATCTAGACAATCCATATACGATGTGCAAATTAGTTTGTAAAGACAACAAGGAAGATAATTGGTGGGCTATAACAACAAATTATAGAGTATTAGTTGAAAGCGACCTACTTGACGATTTAGAGTTCTTATGCGAACCAACGGAATATCATGAGAAGCGTACAACATTTAGATTAACATGCGCAAGAGTACAAGCTGATTCATTTGTAAGACATAGAGCATTCTCGTTCTTAATGGAGTCTACAAGATACTGTAACTACAGTAATGGTAAGTTTGATAAAGAGATAACAATAGTAAAACCTACAAGATGGGATGAACTTGGTGGTAATACTAAACTACTTAAATTAGCTTGGGGAGCATCTGAATACTATTATATGGAATTAATTAAGAACAAGGTTAAACCAGAAGATGCTAGAGACTTACTTCCACTACAGCTTAAAACAGAGCTTATAATGACAGGCACAGAGTCTCAATGGAATGAGTTCTTTAAGCTTAGAATATCAGATCATGCACATCCTGATGCAAAGTATATAGCAGAACAAATAAAAGAACAACTATGAAGAATATAATTAAAACTATAAAATCTCTGTTTAAAAAGAATAAAAGCCGTTGTTGTGATGATTATGCTATTAAACTCAATATGATGTTCGGAGTAATATTTAATCTAGTTAGATTAGCTAATGCTTATAATTATAAGTATGTATTTAGCATCATTCCTCTTGATCATACTGTAATAATAAAATGCCAAACTTACAATAACATCTCAAGCTGGATGTCTTTAAACTTAATGCACTATTGGAAATATTCAAAAGAAAATTTAACTGATTATATTGATAAAGAATTAAAAGTTTTATCTAACGAAGTAGATAGTAGTTATAATTGTTATAAAGCAAGTAAAAATGAAAAAGATAATTAAAGCTCTGGCTCACTCATTTCATTGGGTAACAGAGAGTAATAGACTAAAGCATATCCAATATGGATTCTATGCTGGTCTATGCGGAACAATATTTGCTGCAATTGGGGCAGGATTAGCAGCAGAGTATAAAGATAAACAATATGGCAATGTATTTGACTGGCTTGATGTAACAGCAACTGTAGTAGGAGGTATGTTTGGACAAGCAGCACAGTTATTGTTAATGTTAGGAATGTATAAGATATTTAAGTAATACAAACCCAGGGTGATTAAGTTCATTCTGGGTTTTATTTTGCCTATAAGGGAGAACCCTTTTCTTTCTTTATATATTTCTTTCTTTTAGGAGAGGGTTTAGCTAAGCTTATATAGACTATATAAACTATATATACTTACTGTACCCTAATCTCTTTCTTTTGCTACTTTTCTTTCTCTATCAGAGCAAATCTATTGATTTGTGATGATTGAGATCCTATATTGGAGAGTATGTATTTGCATATGAGCTCATATAAGCCTCTATAAGCCCTTATAATTGCTCAGGTGGATAAGTTATCCAGAACATCTATTATAACGCGTCAGAGAGCCTGTAAATAGCCTTAAATCGAATGTATGATATTTTATCCAGTTTGAGATAAATAAAAATTTTATTTTTTTTATTATATTTCAAATGTGTTTTATGTGTGCAGAAATGCGAAATGTATAAATTTTTTATTTTTTTTAAGTTATATTGCGCGTATAGAAAGGCGAAACAATAATTTTGTTATATTTAAAACTCATTTACATGTATAGAAACACGAAACAAATATTTATGAAAATTTTTTACAATTTGAATGTAAATTAAGCATATACAAACACGAAACAGCAAAGAATCACTCCCCTCTATCTTTTATCGGAGGGAAATACCCTCCACGTCATTTTGGCGGTACACTTACTTTTTACACTTTACAAAATGAAAAAGAAACAAGGAAAAGCAACTGTTACGATGGTAGAAATACCTGAATCACTTTCAGACTTTAACGAGTCAAACAACGTAATTCGTGCACGTCTTGTATTCTCGTTTTCGTCTCCTACAACTGATAACGAGGACGATATTACAAGCGTGCTGGCTGCCCGTAGTGGCAACCAAACATATTCCGTAATTATAGATATTACGGATATGGGCGATAATGAAAAGGCGTGCCTTAAAGCTGCAAAAGCGGCTTTTGAAGGCAAACAAGCTATGTTCACCGTGTTTAATTGGGACGTATCAGAGTTAAACAATGACGGGGAAACAGTCGTTAACAACGGTAGCCGTGAGTATAGCTCATTATCAGACCCTTATATTGGGGTTAACACTGATGAGGAAAGTAGCCGTACAAGGATGGTTAACAGACTTGCTCGTGACATTGAAAGCGGTACGCTTGAATTTGGCTGTATCTTACACGAGGAAAAGCCACAACTGGGCAACAAATCCAGTCGTATGCGCTAACCATATAACCCACTGACTACCAAAGTAGTCGGTGGGTTAATATATGGCTTTTTGCGCATCAAATCCTTGACATAGGAACATTACATAGATTATCCTATATTTCTATATTCATAATACAAAAAGATGTAGAATATGCATTCTCATACAAGAGAATGTTAATTAAAGGGAAACGACCCATCTTGGTGCAGGCGAGCCAAGAATGCGTTTTAACAACGTATCCTTTCCACATACTATTTGTATTGCACAACGATAGTATGGATGGGACATTGGTATTTACAGTACTAATGCAAATACTGTATTTTTCTACATAATGCGCAATATATGGAAATTTGCAGTTAGATTAGACAGTATGGGAAGTACACATGCTGTTTAATCCCACAATAAAAACCCTGAGTGTTTACAGGTACGCTGAGGTGCAAATCAGTGTTTTAGCCGCTCCTTTAGAGCTGTTGGGTGCTGTCCCTGTTTGGCGGATTGTAGATAAAAAATATTTACAAACCTGGTTCGATTCCAGGAGCACCTTCTAAGATAATGTGTGAGAGTTTTCCGCTTTGGTTTATTATCAAAGAAGAATTATTCGTAATAGGGTTGTAATACTATAACCCCATTATAAAATTAACACAATAGTAACAAACAAAACAAAAAACTATGTCAATGAAGATTTTGAAATGGTTTGAGAACACACAAGTTCTCATGAACATCCTTTACATTGGATTAGGTATGATTATATCATACGCCATAATAGGATGCACTGGTTCTGCAATTGTGTCTAAGACAGATATGATTAAGACACAGAATCAAATTGATTCACTCAAATCTATCAACAAGAAGTATTATGAGTACTACAAAAGTACAGAAAGACTCCTTGATGAGAAACTTGAAGAAGACGACCCTATTCTCGAAACAGACTGTGGGTCTGACTATCTTGAGAACCTTGCAAAACTACGGAAAGCTATCGGCCGTAAATAGATAGCAGCGTAAAACGCAAACTCGCTCTGCGAAACCTGGTTATAAAACTATCGGATAGAAGTTTTTCATTAGTTTGCATATGTTTTTAAACTATCCATTTTTCTGTTGTCAGCCCCTGTGTGAATAATAGTAACACTTATAGGAACTGTCTGGAGTGCACACGAAAGTGTGAAAAATGCACATTAATTAAATCCTAGTGCAAGGTAAATACATGGAAGAATTTATTGTATTCCCAAACACCGTAGGCGGAAGAACAGCAGTTCTTAAGTCCAAGGTTGTATCTGTATTTGAAGATGACATTGAAGGTGAAGTGGTTGTGTCATTGGCCGACAATGATTTCTACACAACAGAGTCGTTCGATTCAGTCATGTCTAAACTCATGAAGTAATGGCACAGAATGATTATTCAGAATTCTTGAAGGCAGCTGATGCAGCCGCAAGAAAGGTGCATAGTTCAAAAGCTAAGCACATGATCACTAATCATGTATGGAGTTCTGAAAAGAACAAATATGTGAAAGTTAAGCGTTATCGTGCAAAGTCAGCAATGACAAAGCGTGAAGAACGTGAGTTTTTCGGCCATCCATTTGTATTTAAGAAGGATATTCCTTCAATTAATATAAATGGAATAACCTTACTCTTTAATAAGAATTGGCAACTTTGTGACGTGCTTCCGCTTTGTGAAGATACAAAACTATTTCTTGATGCTCATCGTGGTCAACCATATCAATTGTTATCAGATGATTAAGTTAAACTACCAAGAAGCCTTAGCGTTCAAGAAAATGGGCTTCAAAGAGAAAACAGACGGATATTTTGTAGTAAAAGTACCAATTTATATTTGTTGCCCAGATAATTGGAACAGCAAAGGCGATGGTTTTGTAGCTATGCCGAGTGTATATCAAGCTGTTGAATTCTTATCAGCTAAAAAAGGAATATACATTAGCATTTCAGTTCATACAAATAATGAAATGAGGAGAGCTGAATTGATGGCTACTGTGACGTATACAAGGATTGGTTATATAACATGTCAGAATGAAATTGGCAATCGTTATACAACTATAGAAACAGCCTTGTATGCTGGTGTGAAAAATGTTCTGGAAACTTTAAAGAAGCTTTAATATGATTAAGCAAAAAGTAACAGAATACGACTCTCATTTCTTAGTAGAAACAAGATTAACTTTTACTAAGAAGGAAGCAAAAGCTTTTGACTTAGATAAAAATCTAAAGAGAAAAGTAAATGCTATAATTAATCGCTACAAGCGAGAAAACATTAAAAGGTATAATTGGAGTACGTTATTATTTGAATTTAGATTTAAAGATCTTATAACGTATCCGTGTGGAGTACTATTTTATGTTTATTGCAGCAAAGGCTATCTTAATAGAAAAGATATCTACCTGAATAAGCAAAAAGCTTTTGCTGAAGAAATCAAAGAGAAAATCAAAGCAAGTATAGATGCTTAGTTCTATACAAAGTAATAAAACTTAAACATTATCAAAAATGAATATTTTAAAGACAACTCCAAAAGGCGTAGTAATTGAGACAAAGATTGGAATTAATCCAGAGTTATCAGAGAAGTTATCAAACTGTGGTTCTTACCACATGAAGGCGATCAAGAAGCAGTGCGATAAGATCGCAAGCTGGGAGATTGTGGATAACGATATCGTGAAGAATGAAAATTTCCCAAAGATGGTGAAAGTGACATCTGTGCCATTCAATGAAGTAGACGCCGACTGTGTTAGTGCATTTGTAAAAACACAGGAGAATCTTGTAGAAACTGTTCTTAAGGCAGAATCTATGAGTTTGATAACCGATAGAGCAGTTAATTGCGTTAATCGTGTATTCAAAGCAATGCTCGATACATCTTTTACACCAGATGTGTATGCAGAAAACTAAGGTCCATATACAAAACCAACAGCATCAACAGCGGAAAGACAAATCCGCTGTAGATGAGGTTGGGAATAAGAGATTTAGACTTTTCTTCAAGTCTGGAGGAGCAAGTATTCTTGTAGCTAAAGGGTTAACAAAGAATGAGGTTTATATTCTAACTAAACAGTTTGAAAATAACCTCAAAAACTACGATTCTAAATTAGAAGGTATATGGCTAAGCGTAAAATAGATGGCTGTAAGACTACAATAAAAAGAGGATCTGGTTGTTTTCTTATACAAACAAAGCTACAATTAACCGATAACGAGATTGAAATTACCGAAAAGGAAAAAGAAGTTTTACCAATTGAGGTGCGTAGAAAATTATATTCGTACATAAAAACAAAAGGTGAGCAGCTCGTATCAAAATGAGAAAAGTCAAAGAGGTTATCAAGCAAATGTAAGTGCTTGTCTTACATAACATTTAAACATTTATCAAAAATGATTCTAAGTTACAATAAACCGGGTAACAATGATGGATTTGAGAAGATCTTATTCATCGTGTTTATAACTATGCTCTTCTTCGGCATAGCAGTAAAGTGCAGTGCACAGAAAACACAGCAAAAAGCTGTGTATGACACAGTAATGTGTGATCAAGCTTGTATTCAGAAATACGTACAGATTCTTAACGAAAAGACTGGAAAAGTGCGTATCTTTGCTGTATACAAAGACTCTAAGCACAATGTGAATGAACTTATTAATGTGTCTGAAAGTACATATGACTACATTCAGACATGTAAAACCTACGGGATTCCTGCCCAATTAGGTATTAAGCTCAGAAACGGTGCTATTCAAACCATCATTCGCATCAAAACGATTATAACTGTTAGGCGATGAATGATGGAATTAGAAAAGGTGTAGTGGTGAACCGTAAAAATATATACGGTCACCTCTACAATCTGTTCCTTGTTGAGGGAACAAGCGGAGATATTATCAAAGCTAAAAATGAACTCGGCAAGAAAACAATACTAGAGAGAGATGATTTTTATCCAGTAAAAACTCCAAGTTTGAGAATATCAAAGGAAGATATGGATAAGATTAAAGCTGGTGTTCATACTCTTAATCATGCTATTACAAAATCATGGATTGATGTAGTAGAAGGATTTAAGGATGGACAGTTTAAGATTGTAAAGCTAACACATGTTAACAGACATGTATACGTATTGTTAGACTCTATTAACAGATCTATTAAAAGAAAGATCATTAAAGAAAGCGCAAATGGAGTTTTAACAAAAGATATACTGTCTGTTAGATATGTAATAAGAGACATCCTATTTGAATGAAAATTCCTAAACCAGGCCAATTTTGCACTATAAACAATGTAGTTTACAGAGCTTATAAGGCAAAAGATGGCTGTAAGGGATGCGCTTTCAATAACCTATTTTCATGTTTAGGTATAATAGATGGAAAGACTGGTAGGGCGAAAATGGACTGTAAATATAGCCATATAATATTCAAAAGAGTATGAGTCTAAGAAAAATAACATCAGCTATAAGAATTATCATTTCTATGTTGATTTTGTGTATGATAGAAAATGGTATGATTATATGTAGATATAACACTATAATAATCATACTATGTTTTATCGTACTAGTATTTGATACTTGTTATCTTGTAATAAGATTAAGTATCAAAGAATAATCCCTAAAGTGTAGAGTGTTAGTATCAAGCTAATGCTCTACATGTACATTTAATGCAACCTACGCCTCCGAAGTACAAGGAGAGTACGACTGGTCCCAAGTCCAGGATGAAAGATGCAGAGGGAATGTACATTTAAGTGCACGCTTATCAAGGGCGCGATGCTGAGTTTCGAAAACTTCGTGCACTACACGGCATTTTGTTTTATTGTTATTATTTCGATTAAATGTGTTGAGAAACACGCATTTTTGGTTTGTGTCATATTAAGTTAAATTGTTTAATTATTAAAAGTAATAGCGATTACTAAAAACACACTTGCTTGTGAAAGTAGGTGTGACCTGGCTTTATAGCTCAATTGATAGAGCACAACACTGATAAGGTTGAGATTTGGGTTTGAATCCCTTTAAAGCCACTCTAATTCGTGGCATAATATTTGTAAATCGTGTTTTGTGTATGCATGGTCTGTGAAGATAGTGTATACAAAATTAACCAAGGCTTTAATTTATAAATGTATACGAACGGTATGTGAATATAGTTCGTATAAACGGCCTCATCGTCTAACGGTTAGGACACAAGATTTTCATTCTTGTAATTGGAGTTCGACTCTCCATGAGGCTACAAAAGTTTTTTCCAAGTTCTTTAAAAACTGGGTAATTAATTTATGTTAAATCCAATAAAACATTATCAAAATGGAAAAATGGATTAAGAGGATTATGGCAGTATCATTTGTACTGCTTGCAGCCATCCTTGGCTTAACTGCCTTAACAAGCTGCGGTCATGAGAGTGGTAACAGGAAAATCAAGAATTCAGATTCAGCCTTTGTGGTAGGGATTGTTGACAAGTACTGTCACCCAGAAATGTCATCTGTAGATGAGGCTGTGATGCTTCAGCAACAGATGTTAATGGAAGATAACTATGAGCGTGTGTTTATGGGGATGCCGACGCAAACGTTAAAAGCGGTAGTTCATGTTATGATGAACAAGAATCATGGTACACCTACATTTACGGTCAAGGATATTGCTCAAGAATATCTGTCGAGTAAGAGAGTATATGACAATCTGCCCGATGAGAACAAGCAAGATCCAGACATGATGGCGAACCCCAAAGTACTTAACGAACCTGATAGCATGGGAGGAAAGTAGTATGGAGACAAGAGCTATCGTTATTCTTTATGAAGGTATTAAGCCTTCTGAAAAGTTCATGATCAAACTTGCTCAAGTTCTCAAGAAAGAGAATATTACAAGTGATCGTAATATCTGCATTTCAGAGCTTGGACAGAATGATATTGTTAAAACTTTAGTAAAAGCTAAAGCTGCAGAAACGATAACATTCAAGCATGCTGTAGAGAAAGATCCTACAGAGCAGTCTATGATCTATCTGAAAGGTTACTTCGGCGACGAAGTCTGGATCAATCCAGTACTGTTCGGAGTAAACCTTATGGGTGCAAAGAATTCCCTTCCCGAAGAGGGAAAAACCGCTCTACGCATATTGTGTAGAGACAACATCCCTTCAGATGTTGCTATGAAGTATAATTTTACAAAAGCTCACTTGACTGCTATTAAAGCAGTCGTAACATCAGTATAATGAAAAAATACGATGATCACCATATGGTGGTAGAGAAAGAGAGTGAAAGAACAGAGCGTGCAAGACATATTAATGCGAGACCATATAAACGCTCTAAGTACAAACACAGTAACTACGAATATGATGTATAAAGTGGAACTTTGGAGCCGTAATTCCCATGGCAACAAAAAAGACCTAATTACAACATCTTTATATCCTACAAAGGAAGAAGCAGATGCTGCGAGAATAGCCTTATTAAGGCTATCTCGTGGCAGAATATTTACGCCAGTGGATGCGGAGTGTGTAAAATTAGGCAGGCCTGAAATGGCTATTTTTAGCGAAACTAACTATATTGTTTGTTAGAATCGTTTAACATAATATTAATTTTTAAAATCATTATCAAAATGGCAAAAGAAACAAAGAAACCAGCAAGCACTGCAGTAGCAGTAACAGAAGACAACGTGATGGAGCAGATCAAGAATGGCAACATCTTGGCTGAAGCTAACGTCAAAGCAGCTATTGAAGAGATTCAGAAGCAGAAGGACGAGAAGCAGAAGAAAGAGGCTATGGATATGATCTGTAGAGCTAAGTATCTGAACAACAAGGCTCTTCTTGAACTTCGCGCACGTCGTCGTGAAGAGAAGAACAACAAGGAATACCTCACAGAAACGAAGAATATCCTTGATGAGGTGCTTGGTGGTAAGATTACTCCTATAGAGTACAAGAAGAAGTGTGAAGATCTGCGCGAAGAATTCCGTAAGAAGAACCGCGAGAGTGACAAGCAACTTTCTGAGGAAATGCAGGAGCTGCGAGAGAGCTTTGAAGGCCGCTGGCAGTATTGGTGGGATTAATTATCCTACGAGTGCACATTAGCGTTGAGTTAGCAGAGTCTTAGAACCAGTCTAATGGAGACTACAGATAGTTTAAAGGGATTTGGTCCAACAGTGACGTAGTTAAGAAAACACCATCAGTGAATTAACACTGACACGAGAGCCTTTGAGCCATGTGCAACGCAAACTGCGAGGGCACGCTGTATAATATGTCCAGTTATGATCAAACAATTACAGTATGCGAACCATCGAGTCGGTGCTCCTATAAGGAATCCTCATTGGCGAGGTAAGTAGACACTGTACTGTGTATCAAGAAGCAGATACATGTTGATTATACGAGAGTCTTGAACCAGTTATATGAAGCATATTTGTAAAAGCTTTTACGTGCGTTTTAAGGCGTTTAAACAAGTCGAGTGGATTAGCTACCCATAAGAGGCGTTAGAACGCCTTAGAACGCATAGAAATAGCTTTATTTAGGATCTTTAGGATTGATCACCTAAGGATTCACTAAGAAAAACATATCCGTATGAGGTATACGACCAAGACGCGGGTTCGAATCCCGCCAGCTCCACTATAAAGAAATAGAGAGGAGGAGAATCTTGTAAGGGGACTCTTAATAGAGCAGTACGTAGATCAACCCTCCTACAATGGGGCTGTATGGTTTTGATTGGCGTGGAAGTAAATACACCTATTAAGTTAGGAAGGATACTGTATAAATTCAAATGGCAACTTTAACGTTGTTGACTATACTTGCGTAGCGTAAGTAAAAGTCAGGTGGATGCGATAACCTACCAAAGTGGTTTAGATTCGGGAGAGACAGGAAATATAGTATTAATACTTTTTTATTCTACTCTGACTGTGGGTTCGATTCCCACCTCTCCCACGATTATGAAGACAGGATATAAAGAAATGCTCCGTAACAGATTACCTGATTACGTTGACTTGGCGCTAAAATGGTGTCATGCTAAAGAGCTTTGGATTAACCACGTCTATGATTCTCAGATAAATATATACGCAGATAAACAAGAACGTTATAATGCTACTCGCATAGCTCTTGGATTATCATCAAAAGAGCGTATATTTAAATTTGAGGATAGTATAGATTGGGTTTGGATTTCTGAAGAAGAAAAAGAAAGATTAAAGCCAGCTATAGGTTGGATTAACTTCTTTAAAGCAATCTTTCCGTATATTGAAAATAAATGGAAAGTAAATCTCTCGTTAGGTAAAACGGAACAGGAGTTCATTGATGAACTGTCTTCTGGATACCTAAAAACAGTTAATGATTCTGTAAGGAATAAGTTAGCAGTTTTTATTACTAATTATTTGAAAAAATGATTATGTATTTTCCACGTACAAGAAAGGATTTAGTTGTAGCTCAAGCTGGATTTAATTGTTATGTATATAGTAACAAAGAACCAGTTTTAAGTTATTCTTTTGGAATATCCTTACCAGAATATCGTTTTGACAGAGATTGGTTCAATCGTCATAAAGATGTAGAACAAGTTTTAATCTGGATTTATGAAAACATCGTCATGGTTCTAAAACGCTTAACGTATATTACACTTAATGTATTGATACGAATATCAACTGGCCTTTTGGATAAATGCGATTTAGATAAAAATTTAAAGATTCAGATACATTTACAACTGGTAAGGAAAATCCAAAAAGATTATTGTGAAGAGATCTACAAAGATTTACCTTTTTAGCTATAGATCATTGGGTTGGTCTATAGCTCCTAATTGTGGTCAAGCTATATCCACGATGCGAGTGACACGCTTATAAATAGCTTTATTTGTTTTGAAAAATCCACGTATTACCCCAGAGGAGGTGGAGATTATCAAAAGCGCGCAAGCTGGTAATATATCAGCTTTTAATAAACTTTTTCATCGTTACAAGGGATTCGTTGATACAATCCTATACTACTATCTTAAAGATATGGATGAAGCTAAGGATATAACTAACATTGTATTCTTAAAAGTTTATGAAAAACTCTCTCAATTCACAGACTATGACTCATTTGGAGGATGGCTGAGAATTTTAACAAACCGTACAGCAATTGATTACTTACGTAGTGTCAAGAACCACGCGAAACCTGTAGGAGAAGAAAGTGAAAGACTATCGCTTGCCTCTTCTATATCTTCCGATGAAGATGATCTTGTCAATCGTCTTGCATATGAAAGAATACTCGAAGAATTTGAAAAATTCCCTGCTCACATGAAGCAGATTCTTGAGTTATTCTACGTGAACAATATGACTGTTGTACAAATTAGTGAAGCTTTGAGAATCCCCACTGGAACTATTAAGTCGATTTTATCAAGGACTCGAAAGCAAATCAAAAAATCGTTTAATCAAAATTAAAAAAAATGGACTTACTTTGGTTTTTCATTGGAATCCTTATTATCTTTTGTATCGGTCGATACAATGAGAGCAATAAGTTGTTTTGGATACTGTTAATATCATTTGTTGGTAGTTTTGCAGTAGCTACAATCATTACGAAAGTGACATCGTATGATTCTAATGGAGCTAAGAAGAAGGAGGTTCAGGTATGTAACCCCACGCAGGCGTCAAATAACGCATCAGGAATATTCCTTTTGGCAGATGCTATGTTAGGAGACACACAAAGCGTACAGCTAAAACCTGCGAGTCAGGAAACGTACATGCCTGAATTACTTTCAATTGGCTTCAATAGTCCGCTCGTTAACAGCGGAGTAGTTTACTCACCACTAAAACCACCACAACTATGTTTACATACTTCGATACTTCATGACATGTCATGAAACAATAACAGCATTCAACTAATTAATTAACGTGATATTTTCACAAGTAAATAACTTTTAAATCATTATCAAAATGAGTAAGAAGAATAAAGGCGGAAAGCCACAGTCAAAGTCAGCTAACAAAGCTGCAAACGCAGCTCCTCAGGTAGAAGCTCCAACAGTGGAGACTAAGAAAGAGGAGAAGGTAGAAGAGCCTAAAGTAGAAGAGGTTCAGACACCTGCTAATCCAATGAGTGAATTCACCGAGGAGGTGAAGAAGGCTACAGCACGTGGACTTGATCCAAATCGTACAGTAGACTTGCTTAATCTCAGTCACTCTTATTTCCACGACCCAGATGCTGCAGCAGAGCGTTATGGAATCAAGAGAGAAGTAGCTGTTAAGATGGATCAGTGTACAGCTATTGGTGTTATGACTATGTTTGCTCAGGAAGTAGCTCTTGCTGACACCCCATGGTCTCGTACAATGCGTCCAGCAGTACTGGAGAGTATGGCAGAAGTTGCGAAGGAGATTGGTATAACAATCAACCTCAAGTCATTACCAGCTCCTGATAAGGATGGTAACGTAACTATTACCCAAGAGAACATAAAAGTCTCTGCGGAAACTAAGAAGAAGCTTAAGGAGGAGAAAGAACTTCTTGAAGAGCAGCCAGAATTGGATATTGACAAGATTGAGAATAGGGATCAGCTCAAGAAGAGTATTATTATTCTCCTTACTGAGCGTAAAGACTATCTCAGAAATATCCAGAAGGCAATCAGTCTATACGCAGCATATCTGGAGAAAGAGAAGGCCGACGCCACCAAGGGCATGTCTCGTATCCAATTGTTGCACAATATTATCGAGTTTGTTGAAACGGCTCCGATTGTAATGAACGGAATTGGTTCCTTTCTTTACTCCGTTACCGCTACAACAAAGTCTCCAGTATCAGCCTTCTGTCACCTCAAGAATACAGTTACAGATCGCGCCACAGGAAAATGTGACTATGACAATCAGTTTATAGCTGATGTTGTACGTGAGATAGTAATCTGGAAGGCTAACATTAAGAAGGCTGAGAACGACAAGTCTATTGAGGCTGTAAAGAAGAATCTTGAGGTGCTCAAGAAAGATGCTAAGAAGAACGAGAAGGCTATCAAGGATCAAGAGGAACGTATCGAGATCCTCAAGAACAACAGTAAGGTATTTGATACAACAATCTCATACGTAACTGAGCCTTCTGCAGACGTTATCGAGTCTTTCTTGGAGAAACGTGCAGAGAAGGATCAGACAGCGATTAGGATATTCAGATCTCTTTCTGAAAGTCTGTATCGTGGTATTGATCTTAAGGGCGTTAAGATGGACAGCTTGCTTGCAAATATGAAGATGCAGGCTGGAGTGATAACAAACTTATTCCGCGATCCTCATATGCAGTTCGCGAACTATAAGGAGTCTGAGATTCCTGAACTGCGTTTTATGAAGGAAGGTGAAGCTGGGGAGCCTAAGGAGGAACCTAAAGAGGAACCTAAGGAAGCTCCAAAGGAAGAGCCTAAGAAGGAAGATGAGCCAGAAAAGACAGAAGAGTCAAAAAACTAATTCAGACTGCCAAAGAAAAAATTCGCGAAGTTGGTAGTCGTATTGGTAAGGCTTACAAAGTCTTGAAAGGCGAGTAAATCTATCAAAGATGAAAAAGTTAACAACATTTCTCTGCAGTATGGCATTCGCTCTTAGCGGCGTCTGCCTTGCTGTGAGTAAATCAGAACCGTTACAGTTGCCTGGAAACGCTGTAGCGTATGCGGAGCCAATGAAACCAATACCAGCTCCGTTTTTCTTGAATCAGAGTAACACTGAGAAAGAAACTAAAAAGGACACTGTGTTTACACAAGTTGTAAAACACGATACAGTCCAAGTAACTAACACAAAATTCAAGTACGTTGTAAAGGTTCGCACTGAAGCTAAAGCTGAGACTCCGTATCTCCCAGCGTTTAGTATAACAATACCGAAAGGGAGTTGGGAAACCTCCCATGATTCTACAAACGTAGTATCAGAATAAAAGAACCGAGTGTATACCGTATATAGTCGGCGCTCCTGTATATTGTAAGCTTTGCGCTTAGTATGCAGGAGCAGCACATTAGTCTCATATAAGGCCTCATTAGCCTTAGAGACGAAATTAACTTGATCCGAAAATATGTTAGCGCTCTCAAAGCGTGAGAAACCCAAAAGATAGGATGGAAGACATTTAAGTGTGAAAAACTTATTTGTATTAGGGAGAGTGTTGTATCAAACCCTATTCATATGGAAATGAGAACCGTCTGGTGATGGAAATATGAGAAGACACGTAAGTTGTGAGTTGACAATCACACAATACTGATACCGTATCGGAAATGTATATTATGATACTATGTATACAAGAACGTTACACGAGATGAAACTATAATAAGAAACCCCGAAGAATATAGTACATGGTATGGCTATATGAAGGCAAGGCCAAATTCTATTATAGAAGTATCTACTAAAACCCAGCTCAGTGTTCCTCTACAACCAAAGTAGAGTATGAAGGAGTGAAAAAATGTATGGAGTATAACAATATCGTGAAAGGGATAATACCCACGAAGTATACCGTAACTATGCTGACTATGTAAGTCCCGACTGTTCGATTCAGTCACCTTTTGGGTCACCTTAGGGTCCAGGAATGGGGTAAAACGTCTGATATATAAAGAAGTACGTCCGCCAGGCTTTGGTCGTTTATGCGGGATATAAAAGTAAAATGACTAGCAGGTTGGGCAATACCTGAATGCAGAAATGCTACGCGAAACGAGGCCGCGGTCAAAGTCTGATTTGAGTGTACACAGCTCTTTGGGTGGAGTGAAGATATAAGTGGTACATTGGGAGTGTCGATAAAAACGATTCCTCTACGCGATGATTACGTTACAATCATGTTAGCCGCACTCAGAGGCGATACTGGGAACGAACTTTATATAGGTAGACCTGATTCTGAATGCCATATTACCAATGGTAATGAAAGATCCGTCAACCTTCAACAACTACAAGTATTAGTGCTTTGCATTATATTTACAATATTATATAGTCTCTACAGAGTAGTAAGCTGGTATATTATATATGAGTAAGTGTATAGCTATAGATAGGTATTAAGAAAAGAGAGTTAGAGAGAAAATAAACATGTTTAACAAAAATGGATGTCCCCCGATAGATATACCCCTTTCGTTGTAAGAAAGAAATTGAGTCGGAAATCCGAGTGCCAACCGTAACTTTGAAATAATTATGCAGAATAGTCATTAGAGAAGCAGAGAGTGCAATCGATGTGGTCTATAAACTATAGAGCAGTTATCAGTAAACTGATGGGCAGCAACAGAACTTAAGTACGTCCTTGTAATAAGGATAGGGAGTTAGTGACTCATTAATGCATCCTGTCTCGGTGTATTAAAAAGGAATGTTGTGGGTGACAAGGGTAATGATAGGGTTAAATTCCCGAGTGTTCGTGCACTATCTCGAAGAAATGAGAGATTAAAAACAAATGAGGAAGCAAAATCCAATAGTAAAAACAGCCGTAGCATCTGTGATCCCCTTGAAGGTGAGATGGTCCGATAATGAAACGTGAACTCCAAGCGTAATAGATACACACGCACGTATCTTCTTGAGTATGGAACCTATGGGAGGAGCATAGGGACACCCGTCAGAAGTATAACTGGCGATTAAGCGGTGACGCTTATAATGAAGTAAATATGCACGGTAGTTACTTTTAAGTATGTGGAAAGTACGAGAAGAAATTACCAAAGTTTTTGTGGGTTAATCGTATGTGGAAACTTACATCTGTATCTCAGCACTGTAACCCTCCGCGAATCCTGAATCATCAGAGACTTTGACGGATACAGAATAGTATACTTCACATATTGTTTATTAGAATTAAACAATGAATTACATAAATCATTGCACTTGATTGTGCACATTCAACATTCAAAGCTTAAGATAGCAATTTTAATGATGGGCTAAGTTAATCCTACCGTTGGATTCCCGTTATATGAGTTGAGCTTCACTTAGAGGAATATAGAAATGTAACAGTTGAAATTGGAAGCGTGCTTCCCATTAGCACAGCAATTGAAGTTGATTTTTTCACAGCATTCAGACCCAGCGAGGCAGTAATGTTTTTATAAAGCTGTATTCAGCATAAAAAAATATTATTAATTTCATCGTTGGTTTATCAAAAACGATGTCAAAAAGGATGAAAAATTATGGAAACTGTAAAAGCATCAGTAGTAGCAAACAATCGTAAGTCACTCTCAATCGTAGGCCAGAACTTTGGCTGTCAGTATTATCGCCCAGAGGCACGTCAGAACGCTGTTAACTTCGACGAGAAGAAGCGTAAGATTGAGCAGGATGGAAATGTTGAGCTCACAACGAATCGCGCAACAAAACGTTATCTCGTTAAGGGCTATGACGTAGTGAGCATTCAGCTCGGTAACGACATCACTGGTTCTCCAGTAGTGTTCATCAACAAGGATGATCAGGCAAGTGAGGTAGCAATGCCAATATCTCCAGATTTGTCTAAGGTTGGTCAGGTGACAGAAGACGCCGTTTCTAAGGCTCTTCGTGGTGACAAGAGCATCATCTTCTCTGACGTAGAGAAGTTGGTTATGCAGTGTAATGCTGCAAATCAGGCTGAAATCAGCCGTATTGAGGAGCTTATAGCTAACCTCAACAAGGAGATGCAGTCTCTTCAGAATGCAATTGCTGGTAACATTAAGAAGCTCGATGATTACAATCACGAGATGGCTGCAAGCACTAATGCAGCAAACGGTGTAACCGTAACAATCACAGAGGACTAAACATATGGAGAAGCTTGTATCTGATGCAAGCAAACTGTTAATGCAAGTTCTAATGACTGATTCCAAAGTGTCTGTAAAGATACTTGACAACGCAGACGATGCAGAAAAGTACAAGATTTGTATAATCCAAGATAATGGTACTATTGTTCTTGGAAAGACATCTGTGCGTTGGTGGAATCAGTTGTTAGGCTGTCAGGACAAAATTCCATTTGATAGTTTTGCTTTGAAAGTGTGGGACGCTTTGGTAGATTTATCAAGCGGCCTTAACAATAAAGCTATTCTCAATGGTTTATCTATTGAAGTAGTAAAGAAGTCAGTCCGTACAAAGGACTATGACTATGTTGTCCGTCGATTATATGATTGCTGGGCTCATGTAGCTCAGAAGAGCGAGGGTTACCAAAAGGCTCTGTCTCCCGAGGGAGGCCCGGGTTCGGCCCAAGACTGTCCTGGTGGTATCTTCGCGTCAGAAAAGCCACGTGAAATAGTAATCAACATCAACGGTACTAAGAAAACAATTCCTTTCATAGATAGTAATGGTGATCCACTGAATATAGGATTGGATTATGGATTTGTTGGATTTCGTAAAATGTAAGTAATATATCTGAGGATATAGAAGCATAATCCCGAGGGAAAGTGCTTCATAACGAACGTTTATGAAAGATAACAATGAAGTATGATGATTCTAAATTCGGATTATCGTTACTTGGTTATTTACAGTTATCCATTTCCCCGAGGGGATTGGGGTGTGCTTCCTGCGGGAGGCGCACCTCGCGGATTAACTTTAAGTAAACTTGGTTCGATTCCAAGCTATGAGCAAGTGTAGGTAAATGATCTCTCGAATTCATATTAGTTGTATTTTTAATTTTAATCAAAATCTAATTATGAGTAAGAATAAATCAATTGAATTGAATTCAGCAAAGATCATCAATATCCGTAAGAACCTTGACACTACAATTAACAAGTATTGGAAGATTATTCGTGCGGAAAACGTAATGGCTAAGAAGGCTATTGCAGCAGGCCAGGGTTCTGGCTACGACCTCAAGAGTTTATACAATGAAATAACACAGATGAGTGAGAAGCGTATTATCATTAAGGGTATGCTTATATTGCTCAATATGGGTATTACGGAGTTCAACTATGAGGAGTTTAAGAAGATCAATAACTATGCTATTTTTGCAGCTGGTGAAGCCAAGGAAGCTATCGCTCAGCTTAAGATGATTCCTACCATTAATCCTTCTGAGAAGGCATCTAAGGGTAAGAAGCATATGGGTAAGACTGAGTCTTTTACCTCAGCAAAGATTGCATCTCTCATTAAGGAGAATCAGTTGATAGCAAATAAGTTTGACGCTAAACTCAAGAAGTTTAACGACAATACTAACATAATATGTACTGATAGTATTGCAGAAAAGTTCTCTACAGACTTAGCGGTATAATATCGGCACAAGTATATGGTGTATAAGGACCAGCATTTATGCGACAGTTCGAGGCTGTCTATACTTTCATTTTAAGGCCATTTAGAGGCCTTCTAAGGCGTTTTAATACGTTTCCAGGACAATTCACCGCAGAGGTGGAAATAGCGCCTTAGAACGTAACTATTTAAATCATTATCAAAATGGATAAGAATTTGCAACCAAACATATCAGACCCAAACGTTATATATAACACAGTAAAGAACAATCGTAAAGCATACTTGAAAGCTCACTTCTGTGTACGTTCAAAGAAACAACCATGGTACATGCTTACTAAAGGTAAGTGTAAGAACTATGAGGAGCGTATGAAGAGTTGGGGTGCTTGTGTAGATTACTTTGACGTTCCATCAGAAACTAAAGTTATGAGTGAACGAGTTGTTATCAAACGTATTGGAAGTGCAAACTTTATGGAGCGATTAGCTCAACATAAACTTGCAAGGTGGGTACGTAAAAACCCAGCGCCATGTGATGAAATGGATTTGTTTAAGAACGAATTCCTTGAACCATGGAAAGAAGAGCGAGATAAAGCTCTTGAACATTTTCGAGATGTCGTAGTTTCGATATATGACAAAACAGTATTACCGTATGACAGCAAAAAGGCATTGATTGTGCCTATGATAGATATGGGTGGAGGAATCCGAACGTATCCAAATATGGACCCAATGACAATTGGTTATCCATTATCTAAATTTGCTGGAAAACGATTCGTTAAGAAAGATACTGTAGCTGACGTATGTAAAAAGACGCTTAAACAAGTGTCTAAACAGTATAACTGTAAATCAGTTGATTATACATACGAACGTAAGGTGTTGCTCAGTGTAGCAGCATAACAGTGCTGGTGGTGACCCCCGTCGTCCCACCAACACTTTAAAAAGGAGAGTTGGCTGAGTGGTCTAAAGCGCTGGTCTTGAAAACCAGAGGGCGGTAAAACGCTCCAAGAGTTCGAATCTCTTACTCTCCTCCAACATTAGAGATTTAAGCCTAATTGGTAAGGCAACAGTTTGCTAAACTGTCAGTAATCGTAGCAATACGATGTATAGGTTCGAGTCCTATAATCTCCGCAATATTAACTTAGAGTCTTTGAACCATGTTTATACGAAAACTTAAAGTCGTTACGTACGACATAGAGATTTTTCCAAACTGTTTTCATTGTACATGTAAAGACACAGAAACACAAGAGTTATTACTTTTTGAAATATCTAATAGAAAGAATCAGCTAGCAGAGTTAGTTGATTTTTTCGTTTCTAAAGACATAATCTTTTGTGGCTATAACAACAAGCATTATGACGACGTGGTAATAAACTATATTATAGATCTTCAAAGACAATTGAGTCATAGAACCTGTCAAGAAGCATGCCGATCGTTATACAAGCTGTCTAAATGTATAATAGAATCAGAAGATGGAGATATAGAAAGATTCAAGAGATGGAAATATGCAAATAAATTCAACTCTATGGATCTTTTAACTATGCAATTTAGTTCAAAGTTAAGAGTAGGTCTTAAAGAAATGCAATTAACTATGCACTATAAAAACGTTCAGGAATATTCAGGTTCATTTGATTTACCAATCGAAGACTCTGATATTGATGAAATGATTGCATACAATATAAATGACGTTGAATCTACGACAGATCTACTAAATAGACTTGAAGAAGATATAAAACTTCGTTTGTATATTGAAGATGAATATGGAATTCCATGTTTATCTTTTGATGGAGTAAAAATTGGGGAATCCATCCTTGCTAAACTTTATTGTGAGAAAACAGGTGTAGATATAAAAGAACTCAAAAAAACTCAAGAGCCAGTTGAAGACATAAAGTTAAAGGATGTGATTTTCCCTTTTGTACGATATAAAAACCCGAAATTACAAGACGTTCTCGAAGATATGAAAAAACAAGTAGTTGATTCGCATGAACGCAAAGGCTATGAGAAGAAGTTTGTTCTCTCAAACTTAGGCTATTCTGTTGGTGTTGGTGGATTACATTCTATCAACAAACCAGGAATCTTCCGTCCTAACGAGAATGAGTATATTGGGCACAGTGATGTGGCGTCGATGTACCCATCGTTGTTAATTAAATACAACCTTGCTCCAAGTCGTGTAGGAAAAGAATTTTTGCAGGTCTACACTGGCGTTTATAACGACAGAATTTATGCAAAACATAATCGACAGAAACTTAAGGACAAGACGCTAAAGCTTGCCCTTAACGCTGTAACGGGGAAAATGCAAGAAGAATCAAGTTGGTTATACGATCTATTTAACGTCTTCCGAATAAGAATCAATGGACAATTGATCTTACTTATGTTAATAGAACGTTTGCTGGAGTTAGATTGTAGGATCATACAAGCTAACACAGATGGTGTTATGTATGTAGCTAAGGAAGAGAATCGTGATAGAATTCAGGAAGCTATTGCAGAAGTAGAAGCTATTACACAACTTGTATTTGAAAGCAATGATTATGAAGCGTTTTATCAGTACGCAATTAATGATTATTTCGGTATCATTAAGGGATACTCTGAATCCAGAGACCCTAATCTGATAGAAAAGAAAGGAATGTTTATAACCGAGACCAAGCTTGGGAAAGGATTAGCACCAGTCGTAATTCCTAAAGCGGTTATAAACTATTTTCTCACAAAACAACCAGTTAAAGAATTTATAATGTCTGACAAAGATATTAGAGATTTTGTAATTGGTCAACGCGTAGCTAAAAAGTTCGATGTATATCACGGAAGTGAAAAAGTACAGAGAATTAATAGGTTTTACGCATCTACAAATGATTATTATTTATTCAAGAGAAAATATAATGAAAGGTTGAAAGATTTTGAATTTTCTTATCAAGGTAAGAAAGTTGATGTAAAAAAATATACAGATATAAACCTTTTGACAGAATCAGGAGTTACTATCTTGAATACGTATGACGAAAAGCCTATAGAGCATCGTCATATAAACTATCAGTACTACATTTCTAAAGCAAGTAAAATTATTGACGAGCTTACGAGTGTACAACTGAGTTTGTTTGACGATCAGACTTGTTAACCAAAGAGTATAAAAGTATGATTATTGAATTAAACACAAAACTTTTGGATTATCCAGATAAACTAAATTTAAATCAATTAGTCTTCCTAAGTATGGTATTAGATAAGAATCAAAAATCTAATAATCAAGACGTCCGCAAAATTGTCAGCCTAATTAGCGACGACGAAATATCATACTTAATCGAACAAGGACTTATTACCTCGATAGAGAGAGGGAATTCAATTACATATCAAGAATCTGAAAAGCTTACAGCTTATATCGAACCAGATCGTAGCTATTTTGATCAGTTTTACGATATGTACCCAGTTTATGTTGTTCGTCCAGATGGAGAAAAAGTCTATCTTAGAACGAATAAGAATAAATGCAGAAATCTTTATAACTCCTATGTTAGTAAAAGCTATACCAAAGCTGAACATATTAACAAATGCTTAGTTAAGGAACTTGAGAAGAAAACCAAGCTGGGCAAAATAGGATATATGAAGACTATGTGGAGATGGTTACAAGACCATCAGTGGGAAGAAATTGAAGAAGAGATGCTAAGTGAACGGCAAGAGCAAAATACAGAGACATATGGAACAGAACTTATCTAATTTGATACGTCCCATGTCTGTAGTTGCTAATGAAGCTGTTCAATATATTGCAGGCAGACGTGAACATAAAATCGTCAGCTTAAAAACAAGATGGAATAAGTTTAACAAGCAGTGTATGGGAGGAATAGAACCTAACACTGTGCTTACCATTGCAGGTATCTCTGGAAGTGGAAAGAGTTCGTTTGCGAACTTAATTACCACAGACGTGATTGATTTAAATGAATCAGAAGATGTTATAGTACTAAACTTCTCTTTAGAGATGGTTGGTTTTAGGCAGGTTGGAAGGACGCTCTCAAATAAGCTAAGGAGAACGACTTCGACTCTGTATAGTTCTGAAAAGGACCTGGACGACAATACCTTCAGAATGGTCGTATCGGTAACCAATAAGCTAAAGGAGTATCCTATTTACTTTGTAGATAGTCCTACTACTCCCACGCAAGTTAAAGACATAATATTCCAATTCTATGATACGTATGTTAAAGGAACTAACAAGCATTTCTTGATAGTATACGATCATGCGTTACTAACAAAACAAGTAGGATCTGTATTAGAGACTATAAGTGAGTTAGAAAGAGTGTTCATACAAGCTAAGAAGCTACCTATGACAAGCATTATACAGCTTGCTCAGATGAACAGAAACATAGAATCTTCTGAGAGAATAAACAATCCAACAAGTCATTATCCTATGAGAAGTGATTTGTCATCATCAGACGCTATATTTCAAGCAAGCGATTACGTTTGCGTTATACATAGACCAGAAATATTGGGCATCCAAGAATATGGTCCGAATCATTTACCTACTTCTAACAAAGTATACATACACATATTAAAGAATCGCGATGCGGGAAAACCATGTATACTTGAATTCGAGAATGACCTTGCGTTCAATAATCTGATAGAAGTATAAGCGTCAATTGTAAAACATTTTAAGGCTGAAATTTTATGAATACATATACTTTTACAACTGGCAACAATAGTAACAACAATATTAAGAAGTTTTTCACATTTTCCTTTCTCAAGAAGAATAAGCCTACAGACTACTCTGAGGTTCTTGATGACCTTATTCTTACTAATCTAATGGAGACGAATTCATATCTCAAAGATTATAAGACTAAGCAGGAAGATGCAAAAATCTTCGAAGCCAGCACTGCTTCACTGAAGGGCAAAGAGTTTGCAGAAGCAGCATCATTCCTTGCTAATTATAGTAAGAAGAAGGCATTTCCATTCATTTTTGGTAAGGTTTATAAGCTTGCGGGCAATATCCCAGTTATCTTCTACGACGACGAGATTCAGATTGACCGCGATATTTACTCATATGATGATTTCGAGAATCTTGCATTCTTGAATACGTTGAGTGCTCCAAAGAAGAAGATCATTATTGATATTTATACTAACAGTCATAACATCAATATTGAGATTAATAAATAATCTAAAACCTAAGAGTTAATGATTACATTACCTACATCTAAAGTTCCAGCAGTTTCAGTTAATCCGCGTTTCTTAATTATCTATGGTAGGCCAAAGTCTGGTAAAACGTCAGCATTGGCACAGTTAGAAAATAACTTGATCATAGACTTAGAAGGTGGTTCTACGTTTATTGATGCTATGGCAATACAATGCCGTAACATTAGTGACTTAGGAGAAGCTGCTCAAGCCATTAGAGCTAAGAATAAAGAAGTAGGGCATAATTTCTATAACCGTATTACAATAGACAATGCTACTCGATTAGAGGAAATTTGTTTAAGTTATGCTGCTACTTTATATCGTCAAAGTCCAGTTGGAAAGAATTGGAAAGGAGACGACGTTCGTACATTACCTAACGGTTCTGGCTATTTCTATATTAGACAGGCAGTACGTAAGGTAATTGACATGTTTAAAGAGCTTTGTGACGAGTTCATACTGGTCGGACATGTTAAAGATGTACAAATTGATAACAACGGAGAAGAGTTGTCAGAAATGGCACTTGACTTAGTTGGAAAGCTTTCTGCAATTATATGTGGAGAAGCTGACGCAGTAGGTCTTGTTTACCGAAAGGGAAATGAGACTCATATAAGTTTCAAAGGAGGAGATGGTTCTATTAAGGAGGCCCGTGCTCCACACCTAAGAGGACAGGATATAGTCATCGCCAAAGGAAACGACGATGGAAGCATAACAACCTATTGGGATAAGGTTTATAAGGATTAATCCCTATTATTTTAAGAAGTTATAACTCAATAAAATTAAGAAATTATGTATAGTACAAGTACAGCTGTTACAAATAATAACGAGTCTAATGGTTCTTATATGCCAGTTGGTATTAACGAGAACGTTTTCTTGAAGTCTGTAGAAGCTAAGAAGTCTCCAAACGGTCATGATTTCCTTGAAATTATATTCGAGGATAGTGAGGGTAAAACCGCATCTATGACAGAATGGAAGAACGAAAAGAGCATGTGGGTTAAGACCGACGAGGATTTACAGCGTCGTGATAACTTACAGTTTGGTAGAATCATGCAGATTATCAACTGTTATTTCCCTAAGATTGAAGGTGAGTTTAGCACTTTCAAGGAGATGATAGATTGGGTTCAGGCAACACTCTCTCCTATAGTAGCAACTAAGAAGGCTTTGCGTCTGAAGGTTGTTTACGATAAGAATAACTATACTCAGGTATCTAAGAACGGTATCTTTGTTGAACCTATGGATAAGGCTGAGACAGAGATTAAGAAGTTCTCTCGTGACAGTTTTGAGCGACAGGTAGTCGCAGATGTTGAGAAATCAACAGATCCTCTTGCTTCAGCTACAAACGCTGATAGTACTCAGGCATCAGGTAGTGACGACCTTCCATTTTAATGGTAAATAGTCACTGGTGGACAAAATCCAACAAGGACAGTTTTGAGGTTCTGTAAAAACCTCACACGGGATATATGGTAGTGTGCTTTTAGCCATAGTTTACACACGGAGAGTTCGACTCTCTCCTATCCCACATATAAATCGAACAATAATGACGTGTAATAAGGTTATTCCTACGTTAAGTATAATTTTTGCTCTGGTACGGAGAGGGAGCGTTCGATTTAAGGCCATTTAGAAGCGATTTAAGACGTTTAAGCATAGACTTTGATGTAGTTGTTAAGAGAAATGGTTTAAGACGCTTAGAACGCAAATAAATGGCCTATTTGGGTATTTTGGAACAAGCATAAGTTCGATTCTTATGATACTCACACTAACAAGAACTTATAAGTCAAATGTATAGTACAAAAACAGCAATTACAATGAGCCTTAAAGACTTATTGTCTATGTTGGATGATGAAAGTATCTATACATACTACTTAGGTAGTATAAAAATAGGGAAACTTATCAACAGCCCATTAAGGAATGATGATAAGAATCCCTCTTTTGCTATATTTCGGGGTAAACAAGGCGGATTATTCTTCAAGGACCACGGTACTGGAGATGGAGGCAACGCTCTAAAATTCGTTAAGTTAATCAAAGGAATAGAAACAAAAGAAGAGTTTGAAAGGGAATTACTGAGAATAGTTCGTAAAATGAATCCTAATATGTCCATACGTCAACAGACTTACACCCAAAACGTAAGTAATGTTATGGATATAGGAATCGTTAGACAGCCGTTCACAGATATAGATAAAAGATATTGGAAGCAATTCCATATCTCACTTGATACGCTAAAGAGATATCAGGTGTTTAGCATTAAATACTTTCTTTGTAATAGAGTCGTCAGAGGAACCTACAAAGAAACTAATCCTATGTATGCATATAAGGTATATGATAGATTTAAGATTTATCGACCTTTAGCATCCAAGTATACTAAATGGCGTACTAATTTGACGAATGAGTATGTTCAGGGGTTAGCCGAGTTGCCTAAGGATGGAGGTAATCTCTTGATAATCACAAAGTCTTTAAAAGATGTTATGTGTTTATATGAGATGGGTTATAATGCAATCGCAGCTTCAAGCGAAACAACGTTTATTCCAGATGATATTATTAAATCATTGAGGAGTAAATGGAAACATATACTCATACTATATGATAGAGACCAAACAGGAATGTTAAGAGCTCGTAAGTATAGTAAAGAGTATAAGTTTGATGCTTTCTTCGTTCATAAGAAGTTTAAATCGAAAGACATATCAGATGCAGTAAAAGCTAATGGTTTTAATACTGTAAAAGATTGGCTTTCACAAACATTAAAGAAGTATGATTGAAACATTGATTCTGGCTATTTCATTCGGAATAATTGGAGGTATGATAGGTTTTAACCTATTGAATAAAACATCTTCGACTATAAAGATGAAGAATGGCCGCATACGATATATGGATTGTAAAGATACAGAGTATGTAACTGTATCTGATAAGAGTGGTGTTGAAATACTTAATGCGGGTTTTGCTAAGAACAAAAATGGTATAAACTTTGTTGAGTATGCCACAAAAATCTAAAGGGAGAGTTAGGAATGCGACTAAGGTCGATAAGTATGGTTTACACTTTCGTAGTAAGCTCGAATGCTATACTTACGAAGCTTTTATGAATGCTGGAATACCAGTAGAATATGAGCCAAAGCATTTCACTCTCTTACCAAAATTCGAGTATAATCAGGAGAAAATACGAGCTATGACATATCTTCCAGACTTTATAGGAAAGGGGTTTGTCGTAGAATGTAAAGGCCTGATGGGTGATAGCTTCCCATTACGATGGAAGCTATTCAAATACTACTTGAAACAACACAGAAGTAAAATGAAGTGTTATCTTGTGAGAAATCATAAGCAGGTAGATGAAATGATTCAAGAACTTTTAAGTCAAAAGAATTATGGAAAAGAAAAACAATAATAGTAAGTTTGTAAAAGTAGGTAGTAGTATTTTATTTAAGTTTAATACTGATGGATTAGACTACAACTTACAACCTGGATCAGTTTACACAGTAAGCTATGATAGGTATGAAGAAAAACTTACTTTATCTGAAGCGCCAAGTCTGAAATTACCAGAGAAGGTGTATTCAAGTGAAAGTGATGAGAAGTTTATAAAAAAGACTCTTAATCACTTTCAAAAGTCTAAAGACGAAGTTACTGGTGTTATGTTATCTGGACTTAAGGGTTCTGGAAAAACAGTGATGTGTAAGAAAATCGCTTTAGACTCAAATCTCCCTATCATTTTGATAGATAAATCACTTTATCCAAGTGTTCTATGTAAGTTATTTAATTTCCTTGAAGACATAGATGTCTGTGTAATTATTGACGAGATAGATAAACTTGGTGAAGACTACGACGATAGTTATCTTCTAAAGATTCTCGATGGCATTAACTCTTCTGGTAGAAAGTTAATGCTGTTCACATGTAACAATGATGATATGATTAGCGAATTCCTTATAGACAGGTGTTCACGAATCCGTTATTGGAGAGAATTTGAAGAGATGAGTAAAGACTTAATAAAATCTATACTTGAAGATCGTCTTGATAACAAAGATGAAGTTAAACCTGTATTTGATTTTATAATCAATAGTTTTGGCTGTATTAGCTTTGATAATGTAAATTCATTTGTAGAAGAAGTGAATAATAATCCTAAGGATACATTTGAAGAGCTGTTTAATGACATGAACTTATCTACAAAGTAATATGGAGATAACTGTACCATACTACGAGGATGTTGAACGCATCTCGAACTCTAACATAGGCTGGTTTTTGAAGAAAGGGCCAGCCTATTTACATTCTATGCTAACAGGTAAAGCTGAAGGCGAAACAGGTCGTCAATTAGCTCGTGGAACTATGATTCACGAATATCTGTTACAGCCTGAAGAATTCCATAAAGACTATGTTGTGTGGGATAAAAGTAGACCTTCTTCAGCACAGCAGGAGAAGTTCTGTCAGGAGCTTGCACAGAGTGTTGAAATAGAGCCAAATAAAGCCGTTATAAGCGCATGTCGTGCGTCGTACAAGGGTTTACCCAAGTCAGACGATTTGGTGCTCCCTAAGGCTCTTAAAATGGCTGAGGAGTACTCTGATTATATAGAGTACCTTAAGATAAATGATAATCGAGAGATTATATCTCCATATGACGCTAAAATGTTAATGGAGGTGGCTGAGAATATTCAGAAACATAAACTTGCGTCTAAGTTACTTAAGAATGAGTATATTGGACAAGAGGATGAACTACACCATGAATTCCATATAAATTGGAGTATGTGTGGAGTTAAATGTAAATCATTACTTGATAGTGTACATTTTGATTTTAAAAACAAAGTATGTACTTTGATGGACTTGAAGACAACTGTAAACATAGGTTGTTTTGAAGAGTCTATGAATCATTATGACTATTTAAGACAGTTGTGTTTTTATAAACATGCTTTAATGTGGTATATCATAAATGAGTTAAAAGAAGAGCCTAATAATGACTGGACTTTTAAGTATTACATTATTGGTATAGACACAACTGGAAGTAACGAGATACGTGTTTTTGAATTTACAGAACATCAAGTTGATAGTAGATTGAATACTATCATGGATGTTTTAGAACAAATACGCTGGCATCAGGCTAATGACAAGTGGGAACATACACTTGAGTATTACACTGGTGATGGCGCAGAAAAGTTAAACTTATAAATAAAAGAACCTATGAGTCACATTTATAATATAGAGAACAAATTTGACGATGAATTAGTAGTTAATACTTTTGATGATGCTTTATGCGTTGAAAGTTTTGATGATTCTTTGTGTATTGAAGACTATAATAACCCACAGGATACTAGTTCTATATGTTAAATAAAAACATACTGTACGTCATTCCCTTGGTAATAAAAACTAAGGGAGTGATTACAGAAAACATATTATCTAATGGATATATTAGTAAAGAAGGTTTAAATACTTACCTATATATTAGATTAACCACTAGTAGTGCTAAGTATAGACATTGGATATATTTTTCATTATCCAAAGAAAAGAGCTTCTACGGTTTTATTGATGGATTTTATAAATTCATAATACCTGTAAATATTGCCTTGTGTGCAGATACTGTATATAAGTCTGGTGTTGGCATGCTACCCAATAATAGAATTGAAGAATGTTTTGATTTTTGGAGAAAGTAAGTGTAATGAAAAACCCGGGCCGCTCATGAGAGTAGTCCGGGTTTATTTTTTATATTAATCGTTTTGTTTCATAATTTGATTTACAAAGTATCTATCTTTAGCTTCAGAACCATATACTTGTTCATAGAAGTTATGATAAGGTAATAGCTTAAATAATGCTTTATTCGTTTTTGACCAACCTTTATATTCTCCTCTTGAGACAGTAGGATTATACTTATTCTGGGTTTTAGTATTTTGAAAAGTATCATATAGGCTATTTGACATTGATGGGAAATATGTTCGCATAAATGATTCGGTAACATCTCCAATTTTATCTGTAACACTAGTTGCCGCTGTTGGCGATTTAATGTTATTAAACATATCGTCTGCTCTATATGGTGTTAAAGACTCCCATTCCAATCTATGCATTATATATGCTAATAAATATAATTTCCTACGCTTGTCTTTATTAGTTTCATTTTTAGATGTATTGGCAATCATTGAAGCAAAAATTGAAATAGTCTTACCTATTGCAATTTCTGTAATAATACGTTTTGTTGCATAGTTGATATATCTACTCTCCATATAGTCTTTTATAGAATCTTTATTATTAAGCTTAGAATTATAATAATCCTTAGCGTCAACATAACCTTTCTTTACAGACATATTTCTAACACTTCCAGTTAAGAATTTTGCAAGAGTTTTTGCCATATAATAAAAACCTTTAGCACCAGATCTAAATATACCACCATCCATCTGTTGAATATCCATATCATACACTGTGCTACCAAATCTTTCAGACATCATTAATGGAGCATATTGTCTATGAATCATAGCATAAGAACCAATAATAGACGTAGTTATTTGCGCTTTCTGTGTAGGCGTCATCATTCCATCAGCAGATTCTGAATACTTAATAACTCTGTTGCGCATTATATTTTCAGAACGATTAAATGCCTCTTTATATTCATCTTCTACATTAAGAGAATTATTCTTTGCGGAAAGTATACTATAGGCTGTTTTCCCATTCCTCCATTCTTTCATAGCCTGTTTTTTCTCTTCTTTAGAAGCTTTAAATAAATTTATATCCATATCTTCTTTGGTGAAGAAATCACCTTTATAATATCTATATGATAATAATACAGACGTAGCTATTTGTGACTTAACAAGAAAGTCAAATCCAGATAACATACCAAATACATAATTATCATTTATAGCATTAACAAGTCTATTTCTGTTTGAATGTTTAGCCTTCTTTTCACCTTGATCCGATACGTTAAAGTACTCACATATAAGCATTAGTTTATCATTTGATAACCTATTAGCAACATAATTAGCACCTAAGAAATTCTTAAATATATGTGCAGATACGATACCGGCAGCTTTTGTAGCTTCAGCAAATCCATACTTTCTACCAGTAATAGCATTTACTATATGAGCTCTGTATGCATCTAAGAAACCTACTCCTGCTACAGCTATATTCATACCAAGGTTTATAGCAGTTACTATTTTACCAAATAACTTAGCTAGTTTATTCCAGTGAATTACCGTTAGCTTCTTTCCACCAAACCATGGTATAGCTGTTGATATATCAGAAGATCTAATGTTGTACAAGTTCATCTATAGAAATTTCTTAGCAATTTGATAAGTATTTGATTTAGAACCTTCAATTCTTTGCTTTTCCCAGAATTTAAATGACTTATTCTTATATGTATCACGATTTTTCATCATATCAGCTATAGTCTCACATTGATCTTTTACTTCAGATTTAAAGTGATAATCGCTTGCTAATTTATAAGCCTCAGCCATCATTCCAATAATATCAGAACTAAGTTGCGATGGATCATCTAGTTTAGCTGTGTAATACCTAGGAATCATGTTTAACTCGGAACCATCTGGACGAGTACCATCTGATACTTGAAGAGCTCTTTGCTTTATCAAATCACCAAAATCATCTGTATTAGACATAATGCGCTATACATCTTGTGCATAGTCTGAATCTTGCTATATACTCTAATCTCCGATACCAAACTCATCTTTTACATATTGTAATACGCCAGAAGATAAACTAGTTTTATTCTTCTAGTATTTAAATATACTACCAGTTATTCCTGGAAGTAAATATTCATCAAAAGACTATCTATCATAAAGCTAATTTATCTCACGATTGGTTTGTAAAACTAAATCATATAAAGCTTTTAGATTTTTAGAATTTTTAACCTTGTTGAACGCTTTTGTATTATCATACATCGGTTTACTCTTTATAGGTCTACCATTTTCATCAGTTTCGTATCTCTTAGGCTGTAAAAACGATGTATTTTCTTTATCATAATTTGGATTTGCAAGTTCGTTTTCAGAATGTTCAATCCAACCATCACCAGGAATAAACTCCATAAACTCATCTTCATATTCTGGTCTAGCTACAATTTTTGTAAACCATTTAAGAGGTGTAAGTATCTCCTATCCAGTATATTCGTCATAACTGCGTGTTGATGTGCTAGCTAAGAAATCATCGTACGTACCTGGATATTCCATATCCATTTGAGCAGCTTTCTTTTTAGCCTATTTATAATATTCTGTAAATTCTGTACGAGAATATTTATTAAATAACTTAGCTCTCTTCTATAATTGTTTTATAAGTGTCTTATTTTGACGTTTAGAAATATTTCTAAGTCTATTCTGTTCTTTTGCCAATTTATTTAGACGTATCTTTTCTCCCTAAGGAATACTCTGATAGGCAATTTCTCCAGTAGTAAAGTCTCTATATATAGACAATATATTACGTATCTGTTCTTTTACTTCATTGTATTTAGCTCCGCCATCACCATCTATATCATATTCAATGTCGCCAGATTCTTCTTCTATTCGTTTAAATAGCAATATATTTCCTTCGTCGTCTTGTTTAAGAATTCTCTTACTGTTCATCTTATCCCAGTCGATAAGACGTTGAATATCGAAAGAATTTTCTTCATTGTTTAACGCTTTGTTAAACTCAGTAAAACCACCACATTCTTCTATAACTCTATCTCTAGCCTTAGACCACGCTTCAGTATCCCTCTTGATATTGCGTTTATTATCAGTTCCATAAAGATCTTTGTGTAGCTATTGTAGTTCTTTAGCTTTTCTAAGTTCGTCACCTTCTTTAAGATTGCCTTGATAATCACGGTCGCTCATTAACATTCTTTTCTGCACATTTAATTCTGTTAACAATGATCTATCTTTTTCATCAAGCCTATCATAATGATAATAACCATCAGATTTGTCATATGCCTTTTCTTTAAGAGTTCTTATCTATTTAGACAACAAACCCCATTCGTACTTTGTATCTGATGATAACTTAGAATAAGCTACATAAAACTATTTCTTATAAGGCCTTTCGCAATTCTTATCTAACCAATCGTTTAAAGCTTCATTCCATTCTACCTTAGCCTATTCGTTGTCATCTGGAGCTATATTATTAGTAGGATCTAATATTATTCCATATTTCTTAGATATTTTCTTATTTAAACTTTTAAGGAATCTATGATAATTATTATGAAATTTACCATAGTTAAGATCTCTTACTAGGTATTGAGTAGTCCTCCCGTTTTCATCTTTTTCATATAAGTCTAAATGAGATTCTCCAAATCCTAAGTTATTAAAAGCTTTCAATAACTTTATATTCTTCTCATTTGACATTTTCTATGAATTATTTAGTGCTTTATTTACTAAATATGTTATAGCGCGAATACCATCGTCTTTAACCTTGTCAACCATACCACCATATTTGTAGAATACACCAGTGTCGTAGCCAATCTCTTTTAAAGAATCAAGATATTCGCCCATTGTTATAGAGTGTGTTTCATTACCTACACCAACAAGTATATCTCTGGTAGTGTTTATTAAGATGTTATGTAAAGATGCATTAGCACCATCACAAATAGATTGACACTTTTTAATAATAGATATAAGATCGTTAACATCTCCAAATACAGCATCTTTTGTAAGACTAGATTTCTTTTGTTGTTCTTCTAACTAAGAAACAACTTCTGCAGATTCTAATGTTTCTGTAACACTCTCTAATATCTTGGAATACAATCCAAAGTTGTCATGTATTTGATACTGTAACTCAGAAGCCTATATAGCTTGGTTGTTACTAGACATTTTAAGCACCTCTAACGAGTCATCTAGTAATTGTGGAGCTAACTATGACATTGTGGAAATTAAAGCCCTGTAGGCCTATTTTTGGCCTTGCTAGAACAAGCTAATTTGTAAGTCAAGTTCTTTCTATATCTTAGACTTCTAATCTGCATCTATATTTGAAGACATTACAGCTTTTAATCTTTGACTTAAACCTCTAGCTATCTTTAAAGATAGTGCATTTAATTTCTTTTTAGCCTATTCTTCAGAATCTTTTTTACCAGATGTAGACTATAACTAATCAACGTTTATAAAATTATTCTGCTCGAAAGATTTTAGCTATCTTGATAGTATCTAATTAATATCAAAAGCCTATTGATTTCCATATAATATAGGATCTGTATTAGCATATATAATTCTATATATCTTAGCTGGATCTTTATCCGTATTCTTTATAGTATCTATATTTAAAAGATGAGCTTTTAATTTAGTTGAATATTCTTTAAGTAACTTTTCATTATAACCTTTAAATAAGTTAGTGTCTAGTAAAGTATTAGATAAACGATTTACAAAGTTCTTTAGTTTACCAAGTATTGACGTGTTATTATTCTACTAATCTAATTTAATAGCAGCACCATATATAATATCTCTAAAGTCTTTATTAGTCATAAACTCAGCTATAAATTCCTTTTCATTAGAAAGGCCATAATATAGCCCACTAGCATCATATCTATCAAATTTACTACGATCGAAGAATTTATCAAATGTTTCGTGTAATTGACTATTTAATTCCTTAAGTCTACTCTACAATTCTGTTTTTGGCTTATTAATAAATCCTACAGTAACAGCGTGAGCAACTTCGTGTAACACAGCATTTGCTAAATATTCATTTGATACTTGATCTATAGCATTCTGATTTATAGCAATTATTGTTTTACCGTCTTTATCTGAAAATGAAGTAACGATAACATTTTCATCTAACTACATTAATTTTATAGGAACTTTATGACCTTGCAAAAGGTTCGCTATAGGTAATTTAGTTGATGATATAGTATTATTCTTTATAGCGCCTTGTATAATAACGTCTGACGTAACAACTTCACCTTGATTCAATAAAGAAGTAGCTCCTCCGAAAGTATCATATAGGCTAGCTTTTGCAAGTTTAATCTTAAGATTCTATTTCTATATAAATTCTCTGATAGAATTTGGCGTATCTTCAGATTCTTTGAATTGCTTATCTATAGATTTATCTTGTAATTTTTGTATTACTTTATTGCCGTAAATATTACCGTCTTTAGAAGAAAAGTCATTACTAACAATTGATCTTATCTAATTATTGTTCTTTACAACATACTAAGTAGTAGGTGTAAAACCATGATTATCTCCCTCTTTGTCGTATCTAACAAATATAGCAGAATCATATTTATCGTTTTTTAATATACTATTCTCATATTCACGATACTCATTAACAGTTCTAAATTTTCCACTAGTCATATCACTATTGCCAATTTCCCTCATATTAAGATATGCTGGAATAGTATATTTATTGCCATACTTTAAAGCTTTATCTTCTCTATCTGTAAAAAAGAATGTATTTCTATCGTGTACTAAATGCTTTTCTTTATCATCTGTAGCGTTCTGGTCAAACGTATCAAATAGCTTATCAGTACCGTGCCAAACAATCATAGGCTCACCATTAACGTCTACTGCTTTAGATGAGTGTTTTGGATCATTAACCCAATCTCCAAACCAATTAGTAAAATCTCTTTGGTAAATCTTTGATTTTATACGTATAGCTTCAACACGATTACCTTTTGTTTGCTATAACAGTTGATCAAACAATATAGACTAAGCCCCATTTGGGGCTTTATCTATACTATTTCCGTTATTGGCTGACCAAATATGATAGGCAGCCTTTTCACTTGTGGCTTCTTTTAATTCGTTAAACTCCTTAGCCACCTAAGGATTATGTAAATTAGGACATATTATCATAATTAATCAGTTTTTATCATTGTAAACAATTATTCATAGCATCGTTTTCAAATTTATCATCATCATGCTATATAATATCACTATCAACTTGTTTTAAACTACCAAACAAATCATCATCATTATTAATGTTATCAAATAATAATCCTTCTGTACTAACAGCATCTTCTGAAATATTTTCAGCTTGTTCGTAATCACTATTTTTAATTAGACCGTCATTAATCCAAGCGTTACTAAAATATACATTATTTGGTATAGGTCCAGCTTCTTTGAACATATTAGCCATTTCTATACCTGTATATCCGTTTAGTGATGCTCTTTCAGTATTTGTATAAGCAACTGCGAATTTCTTGTTAGGATTTTGTTTAGCAACTTCATACATCTTTCTAATATTGTTAGTAATATCATTTGGTGATATACTCCTTAATCCTCTATTTTTCTTTACACGAAGATCTTTTGTAGGAAGAGCATAAGAATCGCCAACTAAACCTTCACCAACTCCACGCTTAGCACCAAACTGTGTAGCGGCAATTTTTGCAGCACCAGCGCCATGTCTGCCTTCTTGATTTGATCCAAATACAAATATATATCCACTATTCGGTTTGATGCTATCTCCATAAGAATGATTATCTGAAGAATTATTATTAGTATTTTTGGTACTGTTATTAGCTGAATCACCTAATGAATTAAAAACATTATCATCTACTTGTTTTAATCCACCAAGTAAATCACTAACATCATTTTCGTCTTTAACCATATCTTTCCTAGCATCATCAATAGCTTCATCCTTACCATCGTTAAGATCTTTCAATTCCGTTAACAAATCATTATCTTGTTCTGATGTTAAAAAATCTTCATCATCAAACTTAGATATACTTTCGCTTATACTAGACATATTATCTTGAGTATATTTATTCCTATCGTATATAACATAAGCAGGTTGGGCTGTAGTGAAATCTTCTTGATTTAGCTAAGCTGATCTTATAGCAGCTTCTCCAATACCATCAAAGCTATCAGTATATATACTACTTATAGAATAACCTCTCACAAGTAAGTCTTTTATAATTCTATCAATAAACTAATTGTTCTTAAGCTGTTTGATACTATCATCAACTTTACTTTGTATATCTACTAAGAATTGTTGCTGAGCTTTATTTATATCATCAACTGTAGCATCTGGATATTCTAACTTGTATCTTTCAACCATATAGCTTAGCTAATTATCTATATATTCAGATCTATCAGCATCTGTTATATTAAAGTCTCCAAGTCTACCATTAATGTATATATTTAAGTTCTAGTTGTCCTTATCGAAGTTTCCAAGACTTGAAATAATATCATCTACAACTTTTGTTACATTCTATTTAGAATCTATACTAACTCCTGTATTTTGTTGATCATTTATATTAATCTTAAGATTACTTCTAGATTCTGCATATTTCTAAGGATTATTAGAATATATAATTCTTACATCACCTTTAGAATTCTGTGTTAAGTCATAACTATTCTTCTGCTGCTATGATACTTCATAATAATTAGCACTACTAAATCCAGTAAATGCAGCATTGTGCTCTTTATACTTAAGTTTAACAGCCTTATCGCCTTTACCAATAGATCTAAGTTGATTTATGTAATTAATTACATTTGCTTCAACATTACTATAACTAAATATTTCTGGTAATAAATTATCGTCAAATATAGATTCATTTAAAGAACCTGTATAGAATTCATATTGATGATTACCACCTTGATGAATACCTAACTTAGGAGATATAACATAAATATCACGATACACGCTATTACCTTTCATGACACTACCTATCTTCTTATATAAGTAGTATTTGTTTCCAAGCTGTACTTTAAAATATGGATGATTACCACCTTTTGATGTTATTATAGAACCAGGAACTCTATTCCCATTTATATAACTAGGAAGTAAATACTTCTCAGCACCGAGTTTTGTCTAAACAAAAGCCTGTTGTGTTAAACTATATACAGGAACTATCTTATCATTATACCAATAATTTCTACATATAGTATCTATATACTCATCTGGATTAATCTTACCACTATTCTCTGATATTCTACCAATTAGATCTTCAGATTTCATAGAATCAGTTATACTCTGAACATATTGCATCTTAAACTATATAGGAACTAAATCAAATATAGAACTAAACGAATCATTATTATATGTAGAATAATAGTCATAGAACACAATGTCTCTAAACAATCTTCTTATGTAACTATTACTGTGAGTTAATAATTGATGCAATGCAGATTGTAATACTAATCTTTGATTAGGATCTACATTTATATAAGACATCTTAGTAGTAAATCTACCAATCTGGAACTTATTATCTATCTTAGATATATAATAGTTCAAGAATTCGTTGTTTATATTACCAGCGTCATCTAACAGATCATTAAACTCGCTTCCTAATAATCCATTCTATAACTTATAAATAAAGTTTGCATAGTTCTAGAATATACTTTTATGATAATATTTATCTTCAGATTGAGGATTACCATATACTAGCTACATTACTTTATTAAATACAGCATCTTTATCTCCATTCATTGTAAAGTCTATATATCCAGTATAACTTCTATCTTCGCTCTTAGTTAATATCTTAGAGTTCATAAGCATATTATGTCTAGCTATAGCATTTATAGAAGAACTAATAGCTTGTATGAATTTTTTATCACTTGTAGATCTGTAGAAGTTGTATTCGTTAGCTTCACCTTTAAATCCAAATGGATCACCAAGAAGATTATACATAACTGAATGATATAACACATTATATTCATCAGTAGCCGTAAACAACTGATCTTTTAATATGTCTCTAGTAAGCTACGTAGCTTTAATAAGTTTATCAGAGATCCATAACTTATCAAAATAATAATCTAAA